GGGTGGGGAGGGGTCTCCCCCCCTGGGGTGGTTCGTGGTGCGAAGGGTCAGATGAGGCCGGGGTGCCGCGGGGTGGGGCGGTGTCGGCGTGCGTGGCGTGCGCGTCGGCCGGCTGCGGCTTCGGTCTTGGTCTTGGCGTCGTGGCAGGGGTCGCAGAGCCATTGGGCGTTCTGGATGGTGTCGATCCAGGGGGCGTGCGGGTTCGATGCCTTGTTGACGATGTGGTCGAGCTTGAGCGGGACTGTGTCGGTGCCGCATTGCGCGCATCGCATGGGGAGTGTGCGGCGTGCTTGGCGGTGGACGGTGGGTGGGAATCCGCCGTGGTAGCGACCGCCTCGGTTCCAGTTGGTCACTGCGTCCGCTCCCCTGCCTCACGGTTGTCGAGACTGTGGTGCGTGACAACCCACCCGGTGCTGCCGTCGTCTCGTCGGATCGGTTCCGGGGTTGGTCCGCACGGACAGTCGGGGATGTGGCTGATGATGTCGTCGATCGGCACGACGTGGACCTCGTCCGCGTGCTCTGGTTCGAGTAGTTCCCATCCGCTCATGTGAGGCGGGATCGGACGATGTGGTCGCGCATGTAGCCCTGGGATTCGACCTCGGCGCGGTGGAGTTGGGCGCGGATCGTCTTGCAGGGGGTGAGGATGGCGTCGTGGATGGCTTCGATGGGCCAGCCGTTGCGGGACATGCGGACTGCGGCGGTGGGTTCGTGCCATTCGCCGTCGTGCTTGGTGCTCATGGTCGGATGAAGTCGAGGCTGACGGGGTCGGCGCCGCAGAGTCCGGCGATCACGTCGATGGACTTCTGGGCTGCGAGCCATGCGAGCTCGGCGATCAACGGGCAGAGCGCGAGTGGCGGCAGGTCGAGTAGGGCGCCGCAGTCGCCGAGGTCGGCGAGCTGGGCCCAATCGTCGTCGTCCATGACGCCTCCCGGGTGGAGCGAGGTAGGGGTCGGCAGGCTGGTGCGCAGCTGCCCAGTGCCCGGCCCTTCTTGGCGTGGGCGGGGTGGGTGCTTGTGCGCGGAGTTCGACGCGCGTGACGCGCCCCGGAGACGACGAAACCCCGGCACCTGTGCGGTGATCCGGGGTCTCGTCTGGGGTCTTTCAACCCTGCCGACGCTGAGAGCGTAGCACTTGCGGGGCTCAGTGCAGGTAGGGCTGTTGCGGCGTGTCATGCGGCGAGGGCGTCGAGGACGTCGCCGCAGCGGTACAGCGGGTGCCCGTTGCGGTCTCGGCCCTTGTCGGTGATGCGGTATCGGGCGAGGTTGCGGATGGTCTTGGCGGTGATGCGCTGGCCGAGGCGGGCCTCGACGACTTCGACGAGTTCGGCTGCGGTGAACAGGCGGTCGACGAGGGCGTCGGCGACGCGGGCGTCGTTCTCCTCGCGGGTGAGGACGACCTTGTCGCACTGGCGGCAGACGAGTTTGTCCTCGCCGGTGCGGGCCCACAGGTCGGTCTTGCAGATGGGGCAGGCGCCGACGTAGGTGGGGAGGTGGCGGCGGTCGACGATGCGGACGGCGCGGGTGATGGCGTGGAGGATCTCGTCGTACCCGGTCGGTCCGTCGTCGGTGAGCGAGAGCCCGGTGATGTACCGGCGGGTGCGGAGGTACTTGGCGGCCTGGATGATGGTGAGCCGCCCGGGGTGCGGGAGCTTCCGGGCGGTCGTGATGTGGGTGATCCAGGCGTTGAGGGTGCCGGCGAGGTCGGTGGCGACGTCGGAGGCGATCTCGTTGAACGGGAGGGCGGAGTCGTCTTCGGTGGCGCCGCGCTTCGCGCGCCGGCCGCGGGGCCCGGACGGTTGGACGGCCTGCTGGGTGACGGCTTCTTCGAGGGCGGCGGCGATCCACTCGACGACGGCGTCGAGTTCGCGGGTGAGCTTGGCCTGTTCGGCGGTGGTGAGGCTCATGTGGTCGTTGGCTCCGGGCATCAGGCGCACTCTCCTCGGTGGTAGGTGAAGCAGGCGGGGCAGAGGGTTCCGAAGGTGGTGGGTTCGAGGAGTTCGGGGTGTTCGGGGAGGTCGATGTGTCGTCGGCCGTAGTGCTTGCAGGTGACGTGCTGCCAGCCGGTGACGTTGGTGCGGAGGAGGCGGCCGGCGAAGTCGACGAGGCGGACGGTGGTGCCGGGTTCGATGTAGTCGCCGATGTCGATGGGGTGGTGGCAGCGGGTGCAGGTGCCGGGGTGCTGGGCGCGGACGGTGTCGTCGCGGGTGGGCTCGTGCTGGCCGGTCATCGGGTCTCCTCGGTTCCGTGCATCGGGCATCGTTCGAGCGTCGGATCCAGCAATGTGGGGTGCTTCCAGCCGGACCCGTCGCAGATGCAGTCCCGGCTCAGCCACGCTGCCGGGATGCCCGGGGCGCGCTGCTCGAGGTTCACGATGCGCTGCTCGAGCGTGACGATGTACGTGGCGATCACCGCCATGGTCTCGACGAGGTCGCCGCGGGCGATCGGTTCCATCAGTTCGCGGCTGACCTCGCGGACGCGCTCCGGGGTGAGGCCGGGGATCGGGGTGGTGTTGTCGGTCATCGGGTCTCCTCGGGTTCGGCATAGACGCTGGGCAGGTGGTGGTGCTCGGACGCGACGTCGAGCACGAAGCGGCTGCCGTCGGCGTTGAGCGCGACGGCGGTGACGGTGCCGGCGATCCGCTCGCGCTGGCCGCCAGGGCCTTCGAGGATGATCCGGCTGCCTGGCCCGCGGTCTCGGACGGCGCCGCAGCGGCCGCGTGGGGGCAGGTCGAGCTCGACGCTGAATCCGGTGTCGGTGGGCTGCAGCTGGTGCGCGCGGACGTGGCGGGCGAGCGGGATGGGGCGGCCGTCGGGGGCGATGAGGCGGACGGTGAGCGCGCCGACGGGTTGCGGGTCGGGTGGGCGGGTGATCTCCCAGGGGCCGGTGTCGCCCACCGTGAACGTCCAGTAGGGGGCGCCGGCCCGGATAGTCTCCCATCGTCCGGTTCGGATGGAGTTCCAGCGCTCGCGGAGTTCCTCGGCCTCTCGGCGCCACTGCTCGCGGAACTGCTCCATCGCCTCGATGTTGAAGCTGATCGTCTGGTGCGGGATGTACCGGACCTGTCCATCGTTCAGGAGCACGGCGAGGCGCTCTCGATCCTCCGCGACGGGGTATCGGTACGACTCGACTCGGTCCTGCCGGCCGTCCTCGCGGGCGTCGTCGTGGTCGAACCAGAACCGGGCGCCCCGGGCGCGCTGCTCGCGCTCGTGCGCGTGGCGGAATCCGACGGGGCCAGGGACGTACGTGCCGGGGCAGAGGATCGGCGTGGTGTCCTCGTCGTAGCGGTAGGTCTCGTCGTACTCGCCCCAGAGGCGCATGTGCTCGATGCGTTCGGTGATGGCGAGGCCGTGCTCTTCGCGGGCGCAGTGGCCGCAGGGCGCCTGGCCGACGTTGTAGTCGTAGCCGGTGCGTTCGTCGTAGCGGGAGAGCTGCCAGTCGACGATGTCGTCGATCTGGTCGTCGGTGAGGACGGCGTCGATCGCGGCGATGGCGCGGTCGGTCTGGTCGGTGCTCATGATCGGATTCCGTTCCCGATGGTGGCGAGTTGCCGTGTCAGTTCGGTCTTGAACTCCTTGACGTCGGGAACGATGGTCAGCCAGGGCAGCCCCGGCGCGATGTGGAGGCTGCCGCCATGGCGTCGCAGGCGCGGCGGGAGCTTCACCCGGCCATCGGCGATGGCGAGGAGGCGGGTGCGCTGGGCGACGAAGCGCAGATGCTCGCGCTCGTGATTCGTCCAGTCGTGTCCGTGTTCGGCGTTGCGGCGGTCTCGACGCGTGGTTCTGGTGCTCATGGCTTCTCCTGGTGGGTGGGGACGGTGACGGTGCGGCCGAGGGCGCGCGGGGCGGGCGGGTCGGCGAGGTAGGCGATGGCGCGGGCGAGCGCGTCGGCGTCGTAGCGGCCAATGACGATCTCGTTGCATGGCGCGCAGAGGAGTCCGCGGACGGCGCCGGTTGCGTGGTCGTGGTCGACGCCGAGGCGGCCGCCGGTGTGCGCGCGGGCCTTGCGGCAGACCGCGCACATGCCGTCTTGGAAGGCGAGGAGTTCGTCGTACTCGTGGGGCTCGAGGCCGTAGGTCTTCCGGATCCGTGAGTCTCGAGCGTTGGCGTTCGTGGCCTTGCGCTTGGCGCGGTGGTGGGTGGCGCAGCGGGGGCCGGGTTGCAGGCCACCGTCGGCGCGCTTCGCGAGGGGGCGGGCGGTGGTGATCCCGGTGGCGCGGCAGTCCTTGCATGCCACCGGGGGCGTGCTGCTGGGGGTGGGCTTCGTGGTCATCGGTTCTGCCTCCTCGTGGGGGTTCCGAGGGTTCCGAGGGTCGCCCTCTGAACCTCTGTGTGGAATCGAGCAATCTCGCGCGGTACGTGAAAGGACATTTTTGATAACGTTTTTATAACTAGTTGCCTTCTACCTGCCGTTATGTCTACGAGACCTTGTGTTACCGTTTCGTGATGCTTGGGTGAGGGTCGGAACTGCGGGGAGGTTCCGAGGGTCGCCCTCGGAACCCTCTGAACCGTTCCGAGGGTCGTCATGACGCCGCCTCGGCGAGCCGGAACAGGACCGTCGGTTTCCCGCCCGCGGGGCCTCGTCCCTGGTCCTCGCGGGCGATCAGGCCGTCCGCTTCGAGGTGGTCGAGTGCGGCCTGCTGGTGCGCCCGCTGGACCTTCGACAGCTTGTTCCGCAGCTCCCGTGCACCGGCCGGCCCCTCGGCGAGCACGGCGAGGATCCGGCGCGCCGCCGATGCGACCTTCTCGCGCCGCTCGTCCGTCTCCGTCGTCTTCGCCTGCTCCCACTCGATGCCGCGGAGCTCGCCGCGCTCCCGGGCGTCGCGGTGCAGCGCCGCCTGCAGCGCCGCCTCGGTGCGGTCCCGGGTCAGCTTCGACACGGCCATCGCCGTGCCGGACAGCTCCCAGTCCTGGTCGTTGACCGCGGTGCGTCCCGCGAGCGCGGCGAGCGCGACCGCGATCTTGCACCGCGTGAACAGGCTGTGGCTGTCGAGGTCGCTCTCCGAGTCCTCCTCCTGCTCCATCGCGGCGAGCCGGTGCTCGGCGATCTCGTCACCGGCGGCGGCGGGCATGAGCACGAACTCGCCGCGGCCGGCGTGCGGCCACTTGCTGCCGAGGATCTCCGGGGCCTTCACGATCGGCGGCAGCTCGCCCCCGCCCTGCTCGTAGAACGCGTGCAGCGCGGCGCGGGCTGCGCGGGCCCGCTTGTCCTTCGTCGACGCCCAGTAGAGGCGCTGCGCGGTGCCACCGTCGCCGCTGGCCCGGTTCAGGAGCGCACCGGCGCGGGCGTACTGCACGCCGATCACGGCGACGAACCGGTACGTGTGGTCGTTCACGGGCATCTTGTTCGTGCCGCGGTACTCGCGGCCGAGTCGTTCCCCGCTGTACGCCTCACGGAGCACGGTGTCGACGGTGCTGCCCGAGCGGGCGGACAGGGCGGCGAGGGCGTCGACCTCGTTGATGCTGACGAGGATCTGGTGCCGGACCATGATGTTGCGTTTCGGGTCGTTCGGGTCCGGGCCGCAGTACATCGCCGCCAGGCCCTCCCCCGAGCCGATGCCGCGGACCTCGTAGCCGTCGCGCGGGGCGAGGAGCTTCGCGACCTTCGCGCTCTCGCCCTTACCGGCACCGGACTTGCCGGGGATCGCGAAGTGCAGGTTCAGTGAGCCGCCGACGCGGGCGTCCTCGGCGTATGCGCTGCTGGTGGGTGGGATCTGCACGCCGGGCGGGATCGCGGCGAGGGTGCGGGCGAACACCTGCCCGAGGACGGCCCACGGGGCGGCGTGCGCGAGCAGCGCGACGCGGAACACCTGCGCGAGGTCGGGGCGGGAGGTCCAGAAGTCACCTTCGATGGCTTCGAGTTCGACGTCCGGGGTGTAGCCGGTGAGGTGGAGGTGCCCGTGCTCGTCGATGTAGCTGCCCGCGCCGGTGCCTTCGTGGTCGTCGTCGTGGTCGGTGTCGGCCGCCGGGGCGGCGCTCGCGGGCTCCTTGAACGCGGGCGCGGCCGATTCAAGGGACGGGCCGGTTGCCTGAACCGCAGGCGCGGCGGGCCGGCCGATGAGCTCGCGCAGCGCCTCGAGGTCCGATCCCCCGCCGCCGCTGTAGTGCTGGTGGTCGCCGAGCTCCTCCGCGACCCGCGCATCCGACATGGTGGCGACGAGGTCCTGCCCGTAGCGGACCGCGGCCTCGACCTCGAACCGCGCGACCGGGCGGGTGTCGCCGCCGCGGGCGCAGAGCACCGCGAACCGCGTCTGCAGCTCCCGTTCGGCGGCGAGCGCCTCGCCGGTGGTGAAGCAGCCGTGGCGGCGGGCCGCGGCGATGCGGGTGGCCTGGGCGACGAGCCACGGGTGCCGCGCCGCGGGATTGTCCGCGGCCCACCCTCGGATCATGTCGTCGGCGTACTTGCATCCCTGCTGGCCGGTGTCGCGGTACCGCCACGTCGCCGGTGCGGCGACCACGGCGGCGTCGACCGGGGCGTCCGCCTCCATCGCGTGCACACCGGTTTCGGTGAGCGCGGCCTCGAGGTGCGCGACGGTGACCGGGGCGCCGTCGCCGCGGAACGCGGACGCAGGGACGGGGTCGTCCGGGTCCTTGTGGTTCGTCGTGCCGGGAGCGCGGAGCACCCGGGGCAAGTCGAACACCGAGTCGGCCTTGACGCCGTGCGCCGCCGCCGAGGCTTGGACGAGCCGGCCGTGCCGCTTGAGCAGCGCGACCGCTGCGGCGCGCTTCTCGTCGGTGTCGAGGACGGTCGCGGGATCTTGGTGGTCGAGGACCCACACGGGCTGCACGCCGTGGCCGCTGATGGTGATGTAGGTGGGGTCTTGGCCGTAGGCGTCGGCGATGTCGTCGATGATCGCGTTGATCGTCGCCTCGTCGCCGGACTTGCCGGTGCCGAAGTCGAGGTCGGCCCACACGGCGCACCAGCGTCCGACGGTGCGTTCGGTGGCGCGTCCGTTGCCGGCGGGTGGGGTGGTGATCTCGTTGACGCCGTACCAGACGTCGCCGTCGGCGAGGGCGCCGACGAGGGCGGGGACCATGCCGGGGGTGATGTGGTGGTTGATGACCTTCCCGGCGCCGACCTCCTTCTGCATGATCGACGTCCATTGGCGGTGCCCGAGGAGCTGGATGATGTCGGCGAGGCCGAGTTCCTGTCCGGCGGTGGGGCTGTCGGTCTGGTTCATCGGGTGAGCTCCTCGTAGTCGTGGCACGCGGGCCACCAGGCGCGCACGTCGGATGCCTCGCTCATGGTGTTGCGCATGTACGGCGGCCCCCCGGCCTGGCACTTCGGGTAGGTCTTGTCGTGGTATCGCTGGGGCACGCGAAATCGGCAGGTGCCGCAGCGCGGTCCGGGCGCGGTCCGGTCGGTGCTGCGCGGCGCGTCGGGATGCAGCGGGAGGTACCGGCCGCCGTAGGCGAGCGGGTGCTGCCCGGAGAGGATCCGGTTCTCGACGGTGCGGGTGCGCTTCCCGCCGCGGGTCGGCTCCGGGTCGGTGTGCTCGTCGACGTAGCCGTCGGGGAGGTCGAACAGGCCGTCCGGCACCTCCCCCGTCATGCGAGTGCCTCCGCGACGATGGTGAAGATGTCGCGGGCCGCGCACGGCGTGACGGCGTTGCCGGCCATGCGGACCTGTTCGCGGCGGTTCCCGAGCACGACGTAGTCGGACGGGAAGTCCATCGCGCTGATGATCTCGCGGGGCTCGAGCATTCGGAATCGGACGTCGTCGAGGTTCACCGTCGGCTGGTCGGCGTTGAGGAGCGACTGGTGTCCGGCAGTGGTGATGGTGCGCACGGGCTCACTGGCCGGCGTGACGTGCTCGGCGCCGTCGCCCGTGCGGGAGCTGTTGTTCCGCATGACGAGGGCGTGGTGGTTGCCGCTCGCGGTGACCGTGCACAGCGGATCCGTGACCGGGCGCGCCGTCGAGCCGCCGCCGCGGAGCTCGGCGATGAACGAGGGCGTCGCCTGGACGAGCGCGTGGTTCGCGCCGTCGGCGACGACGGTGTTCAGCGGCTCGTGCGCCGGGTCGAGATCGCGCACCCGATCGCGGAACTGGGTCAGGAACGCGAGGCCGGTCTCGTTGCGGGTGGTCATCGTGCGCAGCGGCGCACCCGCGGCCTGCGCCTGCTTGCCGTCGCGGCCCTCGACCGGGACGACGAGGGCCTTCGATGCCGTGGTGTGGACGGTGCGCACCGGCTCGTCGACCGGCCAGGCGCGCATGTAGCCGTCGGGTCGGCCGTGCGCGGGGTGCCGCGGGTCCGCGGCGTCGTAGGTGTTCCCCGCGGCCTCGATGAGCATCGGTCGCCAGTAGCGCTCGATGCCGGCGCGGATCCGCGCGAGCGTCTTCTCGGCGAGGGCCTTGTCGCGGTCGCCGATGCGCTGGCCGAGGTTCGTCCAGTCGATGATGTCCTCCGCGGGCCGGACGACGGGCTCGACGGGCTGGTTGCGGCACTCGACGCGCGGGCAGCGCAGGAGGTACTGCGAGCGGTAGCGGCCGACCTGGTTGCCGGGCCGCTTGAACGCCTGCATCGCGCGCACGACGCCGTGCTGCGGGCACACCGCCTCGGGGCGGACGAGACGTTCGAGGTCCGGCTCCCGGTCGCCTTCGCGCCAGAACACCACGTACATGCGGTCGCGGGACTGCGCGGCGCCGGGGCCGGCGAGCTGCGCGTGCATCGAGTTCAGCATGACGAGGCGGTGCCGGTAGCCGAGGGCGCGCATCGCGGCGATCCACGCGTCGAACAGTGCCCACGCGGCGGCCTCGATCACGTTCTCGGTGATGACGATCCGGTACTTGAAGTGCTCGGTGAACCGGACGACGTCCCACATCGTCGCTCTGGACCGCTCGGCGGCGGCGTCGGGCAGGATCTCGCCGAATAGGTCCGGCTGGGCGTCGCCGCGCAGGGCGCGCTTCTTGCCCTTGGCCTGCGAGTGGTTGGTGCACTCCGGGCTGAACCAGCCGATGTCGCTGGCCGGGAAGTACCGCGGGTCGTACTGCGACAGGTCGGCGCAGATGTGTGCGGCGTCGGGGTGGTTCGTGTTGTGGGTGTCGACGGCGAGCTGCCAGTGGTTCGCGGCTGCGACGACCTCGATGCCCGGGACCTGGATGGCGCCGGTGCTCGAGCCGCCTGCACCGCAGAAGAAGTCGGCGACGGTGAGGGTCATGGAAGCGCTCCTTCGGGCTGGGTGGTGGGGCGGTGCCCGTAGTCGAGGTGGTTCCCGCTGCCGCACATCGCGCGCGGCCCGGCGGTCGCGACCGTGTAGCAGGCGTCGAGGAGCTCCTCGGGGACCGCGCCGGACAGGGCCGCGCGGACATCGAGGTCCCCCTCGGCCCACAGGCGGCCCACGATCCGCGTCGGGAGCGCGATCGTGGCGTCCTCGGTGAGGAACACGCCGCGCGCCGCCGGGACGTCGCAGAGGTGCCCGAGCAGCGTGGCGGGGACGGTGATGCTGGTGGTCTCGCCGAGGAGGACGCGGCGGGCGCGGGCCCGGCGGGTGACGGCGTCCCGGTCGGGGGCGGTCATGCTGCCCGCTCCCGATCCATCTGGCGGCGTTCGCGTTCGCTGACGCCGCCCCACACTCCGAACCGCTCCCCCGCGTCGAGTGCCTGCTGCAGGCACTTCTCCTGGACGGGGCAGCGCCTGCAGATCCGCTTCGCGTCGCGGGTCGATCCGCCCCGCTCGGGGAACCACAGGTCCGGGTCGACCTCGCGGCAGAGGCCGAGGTCGTGCCACTCGCGGTCGGGCCGCGGGGTGAACACCTCGACGAGGGTGCGTTGTACTCGCCTGTATTCGGCCTGGCGGGTGCGTTCAGCGTCGCAGGCGCCGCACTGTCCGACGGGGCAGCGGGGCCGGCAGGCGGTCACGATGCCGCCGCCTTCCGGTCGAGGGCGGCGAGGGCGCGGCGGAGCTGCCCGGCGACGGTGTCCTTCGAGCAGCGGCCGGCGAGAGCGAGTTCAGCGAGGGTCGCGTCGGGGTGCGCGACGCGGAGTTCGAGGACGGCGCGGTGCGACGGCGGCATCCAGTCGATCAGGCCGGGGGTGTTGAGGATCGTCGTCGCCGCTTCGACCTGCCGGGCGGTGCCCGTCTGGTGGCGGAGTTGGTTCGCGGCGTCCAGGCCGGCGGTGCTGCGGTACTGGGCGGGCTTGGCGGGGCGGCCGGTGCGGGGCCCGTGGTGTGCGGCGGCCATGCGTTCGCGGAGGTAGCGGGCTTCTCTGTTGGTGAGTCTGGTCGTCATGGCTGGCTGTCTCCTTGGATCTGGACGTCGAGGTCGAGCACCGCGGGGTCGGTGGGTTCGGTGTCGTAGTCGGGCATGGGGGTGGACCCGAGTTCGCGGGTCTCGGTGGGGATGTAGGGGCGGGGCGGTTTCCCGCTGGCGAGGTGCCAGACGGGGAATGCGGGGCAGGTGTGGTGGTGGCCCTGCGTCGGGGCGTGGTGCTCGCAGAGAACGCAGCGGCCGAGGGCGACGAGTTCGTCCGGGGTGAACAGGCGGGGCTGCCCATCGGACCGGGCCGGCAGATTCACATCAGCTCCCCGGTGAGCGCGAACCGGACGAGGTACCCGCCGCCGTAGCCCGCGAGCATCACGGTGCCGAGGAACACGTACGGGCTGCCGCCGCCCGGGCGGCGCATGTCGCGGATGAACACCGCGAAGCACACGAGGACCAGGACCACCGCGGCGACGGCTGCGGCGATGCGCTGGCCGGTCATGATCGCCCCGATCGCGGTGCCGCTGTCGTGGGCGGCGCGATCGCGTCGAGGTTGTCGGCGATCTCGGTGGCGCCGCGCGCGAGCACGACGAGCTGGCGGAGCACTTCGGCGGGGACGGGCACGACGTCGCCGACGGTGTCCGTGCCGGCGATGACGGTGAGCCGGGGGCCGGCGAGGAGCTTGTCGGCTTGGGTGAGGGCGCGGTGCGCGATGAGGCTGGTGACGCTGGCGGTCATCACAGCTCCTTCAGGGTGACGAAGTCGTTGACGGGCCCGGACATCCCGCACCGGGTGCACAGGCCGGGGCTGCCGTCGCACCACGCACGGACCCAGGCGGCGCAGAGGTCGCAGATCGGCCAGCTGTCGCGGATGTGCATCGAGGTGGCGCAGGGCTCCACGATGAGCAGCCAGCGGGCGGGGCCGTGGCCGGCGTCGTCCTCGCGGAGCTCGCCGATCGCGTTGACGTCGCACGGCACCTCGCGCTCGAGTTGCTCCTCGAGGTCGGTCGCCTGGTCGGGGACGGTCGGCGCGGTCATCGGTCCCACTCCTCGCACGGGTCGGGCCATCCGCCGTCGAGGTCGGCGTATTCGATGGGGTCGGGGCGGCCGGTGTCGAAGTCGGCGTCGACGAATAGGCCGTCGGGGCCTCGCTGTCCGCGGGCGGTGGGGTCGTTCATGGTGGCTCCTGCTGGGGGTCGGTTCGGGTGCTGTCGGGGGACGTTGTGGGGTCGCGAAAGCTGTTCGGGTCAGCGGGCCCGTGCGGGTTGCATGACGGCGCGGGCGAGTTCGGACGGCTTGGGGATCGTCGGTGGGCGTTCGCCTGCGATGAGGTCGCCCGTGTACGCCTGGCCGACCATCGCGCGGGCCGTGTCGGAGCCGCTGAACTTGTTGACGAGGGCGTCGACCTGCGCCTCGTGCGGTCCCGGCGCGGGCTTCCGTGGGGTCTCCCCTGTCGCGATCCACTGCGCGAACTTCGAGGTGACGGAGAGGACGGCGCCCTCGGGGAGGTGGTTGTGTCCGGTGTGCGCGGCGTGGTCGTCGGCCCAGTCGAGGGCGGCGTGTAGGGCGGCGAGGCGGGTCTCGGGGCTGATGCTGTCGGTGGCGGGTTCGGTCATGGCTGGTGCCTTTCAGAGGAATCGGATGTTGACGGGGTGGACGTAGAGGGCGCGGCCGTCGTCGCAGTTCACGGCGACCATGCCGTCGTGTTCGCCGATCGCGTTGCCGTAGACGATGACGGTGCGGCGGGCGGGGTTGAGGACGGCGACGCGGACCGCGCCGGATGTGACCGGGTATCGGCCCTGGTTGCGCGCCATCACTCCCCCGCCTTCGGCTGGGTGGTCTCGCCGTGCTCGTACGGCACGGTCATGCCGAGTGCCTCGGCGAGCTGCCGGCGCGCCTCGGCGTGCCCGGACCAGCGCCCGTAGTCGCCGCCCGTGTCCGTGCTGTTCCTGAGCGCGGTGATGTACTCGGGGCGTTGGTTGACGTGCGCGTGGACGATCAGGATCTGCGCGCGCAGGCGCTCGCGGGTGCTGGCCTCGGCCTGCGCCAGGCGGAGCAGCTCCACCTGATCGGGCACCTCGTCCTCGTGGATGCCGAGGATGCCGACGACGGCCTGCCCGATCAGCTCGGCCCACGCCTGCGCCTCGTCACGCTCGGCGCGCAGGGCGTCGCGCTCGCGGTCGATGACGGTGGTGACCTTCCCGTCGATCGCCTGCACGAGCGCGGCCTTGTGCTCGCGGAGCTTCTCGACCTCGTCGCACAGTGGCGCGATGTCGTTGAGGAGACGGAAGACCTGGTCGGCGGTGTCGTCGTTCGGGACGTGCAGGTCGTCGAGGTCGGCGCGGATCTCGGTCAGGAGGCGAGGTTCAGGCACGGTCGTCCTCCGTCCACTGGCGCACCGTCGTGCCGACGGGGCACTCGATCGCGACCGCGGGGTCGTCGAGGTCGCGGCGGTCGTCGTGCCGGGCGATGAGCCGGATCGGCCACCGCCACATCGTGGCGGGGTCGGTGTGCAGCACGGACAGCACCCATTCGCTGCCGGTCTCGTGGTCGTCGTTGACGATGCCGCGCAGGTCGCGGTCGGCGTCGAACACGGCGCGCACCCACGCACGCTCGCCGGTCGGGGCCTCGATGACGACGGTGCAGCCGTGCGGGCCGTACGCGCCGAACTCGTCTTCGACGTGGCCCTCGACCTCGAGGAGGTCGTCGGACGCGCCGTACAGGATCAGGGCGGTGGTTTCAGGCATTGGGGTTCTCCTCGGGTGTGATGCCGAGGGCTCGGGCGAAGTCCTCGGGGGTGTCGGTGATCGAGGTGGTGGGCCGGTCGGCGGGGATCTCGCCGGCGTGGATCGGATCGGTGGCGTCGAAGCCGCAGTCGCAGATGTCGGGGAAGCCGAACATCGGCGTGAACGTGTGCGCGGTGAGCGGGTCAGGCGTCGGCATGGCGCACCTTCCGGCCGCGGACCGCGATCCACGCGCCCCAGCGCCAGACCGTCACCCCGACGGAGAGCGAGAGCCACTGCCGCTCCGGGTAGGTGCCGGCGGGCGTGCGGGCGCCGGTGAAGATGCCGTAGTCGCCGACCTCGATCCCGGCGTCGATGACGCCGCCGGGGTCATAGTCGTCGCCGACGACGTTGCCGATCTTCCAGGCGATGCGGTCACCCCAGTACTCGCGGTAGGCGAGGACCTTGCGGAGCTTCATCGCCGGGCTCCTGTACGGGTGGTCTCGGTGAGGGTGATCTGCCACGTCGCGGAGTCGCGCTGATCGCGCGACGCCTGCGTGGTGATGGCGACGTGCGCGTCCTCCGACCACTGCCCCTCGGTGGCGTCGACGAACTGACGGAGGTTCGCGAGGGTGAGCAGGCCGTAGCCGCTCACCCTCGTGGTACGGGTGGTCGTGGTCTCAGGCATCGCCGTGCTCCTCCGCGAGGGCGACCAGCACCGACAGCTTCTGCCGGTGCCACACCGTGGTCTCGACCTTGCTGTCCGCGCCCGGCACGCGGTCCGGGTCGGCGCCGATGACCGCCATGACCGCGTGCTCGACGCGCCGGTACGCTGGCGAGTAGCGGTGGAACGAGCCATCGCGGCGGTCGGTGGGGAGCTCGACCTCGAGGTCCATCGGGGTGAAGAACCTGTACTCCTGCGGCGCAGCGCAGACCTCGTTGAAGCGCTTCGCGGCGTCGGACTCGCGGTCCGCCTTCCGCTTCCGCGAGAGCACGAGGTAGTCGCGCTTCGCGTCGATGCGCCACCCGGCCGGGATCAGCGTGCGGTCGGCGCGCATCTCCGCGGTGGGGATGAAGCCGTAGAGCCCGAACCGGCCGGTCATGGCCTTCTTGACACCGAGTTCGTCGGCGAGCGCGAACACACCGTCGTGCCACTTCTTGTAGGCGGCGTCGTACTCGTCGATGCCGTCGAGGATCTCGGGGTCGGTGGTCAGCCACCACGCCGCCGGCATGGCGCCGGTGATGCGCGGCATCCGGTCGCCGATCAGGTGGCGGGCCTCGTCGAGTGTGAGGTTCGCGGTGATGGTCTTCGTATCGGGCATGGTCATTTCTCCTGGTGGTTGGGGTTGTGGTGCTGGTCTGCGGGGTGCCGTGTGGCGAGCCACCAGCCGAGGTAGAGCAAGGCGGCCAGCGCGGCGAGGAGCTCGAGCGCGTTACCCATGGCGGGCCTGCCATCGTGCGGCGAGCGCGGCCTGCATGTCGGGGTCGAGGTCGCGCCAGCGGCTGCCGGATTCGGCGGTGTCCCAGGAGTCTCGGGCGTTGCACCAGGCGGTGCTGTGCGGCTCGGGCCGGGTGTCCCGTGCCGGCGGGGTGAGGGTGGCGACGAGCGCGAGGATCCCGTGCGCCTGCGCGGCGGCGATGGCCGGGTCAGGCGCCTCGACACCGTGTAGCAGACGCTTCTCGGCCCGGCCTGCGGCCAACGAGAGGAGCCGCTCGGCCTCGGCGACGTGCTCGGCGGCGTTCACGGCGTCACCTCCGACGGCTCGTAGATGGCGACCGGGATCCGGGCCTCCTGCGCGCGGCGCACGCAGTCCCACGTGCCGCGGGATCCGCGCAGCGGGAACGCGAGGCACACGTCGGCGCCGAGGTCGACCATCCGCTGATTGCGGATGGGCCCCGCGGCCTTCCCACTGGTTGCCCAGTCGGCCGGGTGCGCCTCGACCTTCATGCCGAGGAGCACCGCGACCTCGGCCGCGATCGTGTCTGCGCCGCCGTAAGGGCATGCGCCGTGTACGACGGTGTGATCGCTCATCGCCTCGCCGCGCTCAAGCCACGCGGTATGTGCGGTCTCGCCGAGCGCGGTGCGAATGGTGTCGCGGTCCGACCAGTCGCGGCTGCCGGTAATCAGGATCCTCACGGCTGCACCTCCTGCTCAGTGAGGTGCTTCCAGATGCGGAGCGCCGCCGCGGCGTCGTCCAGCGCGCGGTGCGGGTGCTCGTTCGGTTCGAGGTCCAGCGCGGCGAGGCAGTCGTCGAGCCCGCCGACGTCGCGGCCGAGGTGGCCGGCGGTCATGGACTCGACGCACCGCAGCCGGTAGTGCCACGGGGTGCCGCCGAGGAGGCGGGCGAGGAATCCGGCGTCGAACCAGGGCTGCGCGCCGACCAGCGTGGCGCCGTCGAGCATCGGCGCGAGAGCGGCGCGGAGGCGGTCCACCGTGTAGACGAGTCCGAGCCGGGTCGCGGCGCCGTACCGCTCGTCGTGGTCGGCGCGGAACTTCTCGGGCAGCGCCTCGGCGAGGCTGGTGTCGTGCTCGACGTACGCGGTGAACAGCCACTCGCCACCGCAGCTGTCGATGTAGATGGCCGCGAGCTCCCACACCTGGTCGAGAGTGGGGGCGAGGCCGGTGGTCTCGACGTCGACGACCACGATCGGACGGGTGCTCATGATCGGGTCTCCTGGTCGGTGGTGGTCTGGTGCATGGCGCGGGCGGCGGCGTTGAGCATCAGCACGGCGAACGCCCGCCACGGCTCCGCGCCACCGACGTGCATGGGCGTCGTCCGCAGCACGTCCCCGGCGGCGTCGATGACCTCGTCGGGCCAGCCGAACGGCGCCTGCCCGAGGAGACGCTCCCGGTCCGCCTGCGACACCCGGGCGGTGATGAGGTCGAACCGGTTCTGCGCGTCCCGCAGCCTGGTCTCGGTGATGGTGAGCTGCCGGCGGGCTTCGTCGCGTTCGCCGCGGAGCAGGGCGGCGTCGGCGATGAGGGCGGTGGCGGTGGCGCGGAGCTGCGCGATCCACCGGTTCTTCCGGCCGATCACGAGCGGACCCCGGTCACGGTGAACGTTCCGGCGGGGCCGGGCGGCGTGGTGGTCACGGTGAACGTGGGGTCGATGCCCCCCGCCCCGGCGACCTCGGCGCCGAGCGCTGCGTACCCGGCAAGGTCGACCCACGAGTCGGCGTGGTCGGGGGTCTGGATGAGGCGGGAGATCTTGAGCTGGGCGAGGCACAGCGCGACCTGCGCGGCGGTGATCTCGTAGCCGAGGGTGGTGGTCCAGAGCTGCGCGATCCGCTCGAACGACTCCTTCGCCGGGCCGTACTCGGCGCGGCGGTCGCCGTTGATGATGCTCCTCGCGCGGTCGAGCACGCGGGAGCGCACCGGCACGGGGTTGGTGGGGGTGGTCATGGTCGGTATCTCCTTGTCGGGCGGGGGTTATCGGGGCTCGGCGGTCGGGTAGCCGGGCAGCGGCGTGGAGGTTCGGAGTGCGCGGCACGCCGCGCCGATCGCTCTCTGGTGGGAGTCGTAGCGGTGCCACTTGCGGTGCGGGAACCTGGTGCCGCGCCAGGGCGGGGTGCGGACGGTGCGCGGGTCGCGCATGTCGTGGACGATCCAGCCGCCGGCCGGGACGCGGGCGGCGCGGATGACCATGGCCGGCGCGGGCCGCTTCCGGGCGGTCATGGCGTCTCGCATCCGGCGTGGGTGAAGTCGGGCTGCCAGGCATCGGCCGCGGCTTCCACGGCGGCCCGGATCTCTGCCCGGGTGCGCGGCTCGCCGCCGGGGTGCCGGTTGAACGGGCTGATCGTCTGCTCGAAGGTGCGGGAGCGGCTGACGGTGCGTCCGCACATCGGGCAGCATCCACGCTTGGTGCGGCGTGCGCGCACCGCCTCGAAGTGGTGAACGGTCATGGGGTATCTCCTGGTCAGTGAGTGAACTTCGGGTCGCGGCGCTTCTTCTCCGCCGCCCTGCGCGCCGCCGCGGCGGCGATCTCCGCGTCCAGCGCCCGCCCCCACGGCACGCGGGCCGCGGACTCCTCGAGGAGCAGCAGCACGGGGCGGAGCTCGGCGTACATCTCGGGGTGGCGGGCGACGACGCCGGACAGGGTCTTCTGCGCGCGGGCGGCGCGGTCCGCGAGGGACTGCGCCCGCCCGAACAGGGCGCGCGCTTTCGCGGCGGGGGCGGCCATCCACGTCGTCTTCTCGTGCTGGAAGGTGGCGTGCTGGCCGGCGAGGCCGACGGTGCAGAACGTGACCTCGCGGCGCGCCTTCACTTCTCCGAGGTCGGGGTGCTCGTAGTCGGCCATCGCGGGTCTCCTGGTGGTGGGGTGGTGGCCGCGGCCAGCAGAGGTTTTGAAGCCGGTCTGCTGGCCGCGGCGTTCTTGGGGGGTTACCGGTTCCGGTTCTCGGCGAATGCCTTCTTCAAGGCCCGGCGCCGGGTCTCTGCACGGGCGGCGGAACGGACCGCCTTGTCGCGCTTGCGTCGCGTCTTCCGGTTCGGCTGCACCAGGCCGGTCGTGGTGTCGCTGTTCATCAGAACCCCGGCGTCGCGCCGAGCAGCGCGGCCTGCTGCTCGGGGCTGAACGTCGCCCACGCCGCGGGGTCGATGCCGGGCGGCGGTCCCGCAGGCGCGGCAGCGGCCGGGGCCTGGGCGGGAGCCGCGGCGGGCGGGGCCTGCTGCACCTGCTGTGCCGGCGCGGGAGCCGCGGACTGCTCGCCGAGGAGCGCGTTCGCCGCCTGCGAGGCACCCGGCGCGGGCGGCTCGTACGTCGCGGCGAACTTGTTCACCGGCCGCATGCCCTTCTGCGGCGGCGGGTCCTGCGCCACGACGGCGATGGTCAGCCGCGCGCCGGGCTCGAGGCCCTTCGCGCCCGCGGTCTTCACCGCGTCGCCGAGCGCGCCGGTCATCCAGCCCTTCACGTACACGGTGCGCTTGCCGTCGTCGTCCTCGTCGTTGCGCAGATCCGTCGCGAGGTCCACGCGGAACTGCCACTTCGGGGACCCGTCGGCCTTGGTGACGGGGATGCCGTTGATGTCGGTCTGCTGCTCCGGGTCGTGGACGGTGTCGATGATCCCGGTGATGCTGTCGCCGATCTCCTTGAACGGGAAGTACTTCCCGCCACCGGAGAGGAGCTGCGCGATGCTGGGAGCCTGGGGTGCGGTCATGATCTGTCGATTCCTTTCAGGGGGGTGGTTCAGAGGTTGGTGGCGAGGACGGGGACGCCGAGGTTCACCGACAGGTCGTCGACGATCGACGTCCACGTCTCCCGGATGACGTGCTGGAACGGCTGCGCCTGCAACGTCAGCCGCAGCTGCCCGCCGCTGATCCGCAGGCGGAGCCAGCACACGACCTCGACCGGCGGGTAGTCCTCGAACGGCGGCGCGCTGAACGTGATCGTCTGCGGCACCTCGATCTGCGAGGTCCGGCCCGCCGTCGCGGACACCTCCTCGCTGTACGCGAGGGTCTGCGACCCGTTCGCCCGGTTGATCCGCGACTCGAACGACCCGGACGAGCTCGCCCGGATGCTCTCGACGATCTCCATCAGCTCCGCGGTCTTGTGCGACCGGATGAGGTGCCCAACGGACTCGATGAGGTCCGAGAACTCCTCCTGCCCGCACGGATCCGCCCGGACCGCGTCCATGAGGAGCGTCCAGTCGGGGTCGGTGACGAACTTCAGGTTCAGCCGGTCGTGGCGGTGGTTGAACTCGGTCGTCGCGTCGGCGCCGAGCTCGTCGTAGATCACGGTGACGGTGCCCTTGACGCGGTTGGCCCACACCGTCGACACGCCCGCGATGAGCGGCCGGCGCGTGACCTCGGCGAGGAGCGACTTCTGATCGGTGACGAACCGTTCGTCGACGGTGCGCGGCGGGAACGCGTTGGGCGCGGCGCCGCGCACGTCGACGACCTGGGTGCGGAGCCCCTCAGGGGTGTTCGCGACGACGACCCGCACGGGGCCGTCGACCGGGTAGTCGGCGCCGGTGATCGGCTCGACGGTGGCGGATGGGAGGGCGATGATGCTGTCGGACATGGGGTTGTTTCTCCTGGTCGGGGTTACTTGGAGCCGTAGAACAGGCCCGCGTTGTCGCGGGACAGGTGGCCTTCGCCGTCGGCGAACCAGATGGACCGCGCCGGCTCGCGGACGGGCTTGGACTCGACGTTGATGGCGAGGCGGACCGCGCCGTTGTCGAGCGGTTCGACGGTGGTCTTGACGGTGACGCTGCCGCCCTTCTTGTTGGTGGCGAGGGCCGCGTCGACGCACTCGGCGAGGGCGCGGGACGCCTCGGCGAGCGCGCGGCCCTTGTCGTGCTGGGCGAGGACGACCGCGTAGTCGGTGAACTCCTCCTTCTTGGTGGAGGTGTCCGTCTCGTTGTCGGACATGGGGTTCCTTTCGGTGGTGGGGTGGGTGGGGATGTTCATTCGGTGGGGCCCATCGGCTTGCCGGGGCCGGCGCACTGGTAGCCGGACCCGTCCGGCGTCTTGCTATGGAACGGGCAGAATTCGCAGGTCTCCTCGACGGCCTCGACGGCGGCGGTCATCTTCGGATTCGCCTCGACGCCGAGAACGTCGGCGAGCACGATCAGCCGATGCCACCGCTCGCGCAGCCGATCCGACTCCGCCGGGTCGTACGGGTACTCGTAGACCTGGATGCCGTAGGTCGTGCCGCCCTTGGGGATCGCTACGATCGCCACCGACTTCACGGGGTATCCGAGGAGCTCGAAGCCCTTCCCGTACAGCTGGACCTGCCGCTGGTACGACAGCTTCGGGCCGTGCAGCCTCATGTCGTCCATCGACGTGGTGCCGAGGATCTTCCAGTCGAGTACCCGCTGCTCGTCCTTGTCGTAGCAGTCCGCGGACCCGGCGAGCTCCGGGTCGCAACCTTCGACCGCGGCCGGCCACGGGGCGACGCGTGTCTCGGTGAGGTACCGCTCCCGGCCGAGGGCCATGTTCTCGGCGAGGACGTTCTGCTCCATCCGGGCGTGGTAGCCGAGGCCGATCTCGGACGGCAGCGGGTCGACCCCGGGGTTGCACTCGGGGGCGTCGATGAGGTGCAGCACCAGCTTCCGGCTGCAGGGGTGCCCGACCTCGGACGGGCCGAGCTCCTTCTGCAGGCTGCGGGGGTGGTTCTTGTTCGCGCGGCGGATGATGCCTGCGACCTGGTCGGCGATGCGGTCGGCTTCGGTGAGCCGCAGGTGTTCCTGGATCGACGGCGCGGTCACGACGCCTCCTCAGCGCGGTCACGGAGTCCGGCGAGGTAGGCGTCGACGCACTCCCAGTAGGTGGGTGTGTCGAACTCCCACCGTGCGCGCGCGTACTCCTCGGCCCGCGTGCGGTAGGCGGCGTCCTTCTCGGCCTCCGCGCGCTTCTTCTCGATGCGATCCGCGGCCGTGAGCAGGTGCCTCCGCACAGCCGCGGCGGCCGGGGAGATCCCTGCCCCGTAGATCACGTCAAGTTCGTCGGCCCGCACACGCAACTGCGCAGGGTCGTCGAGGTCGATCCGCCCCACAAGCCGGCGGGCCTCGTCGCGCTGCTCGCGGAGCTCGGTGATGTGCTCCTGGTGCGCCTTCGCGAGGTCGCCGAGCTGCGACGCGGGCACCATCTCCACCGTCGCCAAGAAGCGACCAGCGGGATCGCCCGGGCAGTGCCTGATCGAACCGTCCGGTTCGATACCCATCCAGTCGCCCCTGGACGTGCGCACCATGACCCCGACGCCAGGGACGAACGTCGTCCGCGGCGGCTGCTGTGGGGCGGTCACTTCGCGCCGCCCGTGTACCGGAACGACCGCACCGCAGTCGTCTTCGTGTACTTGTCCGCCACGTCATCGCCCACGTCAGCGCGGAACGTCTTCTGGTCGAACGTCGTGCGCGGCGCCTCACGCCACGTCACGACGGTCTCCCCGTTGACCTGCCCGACGGTGCCCTCCGACCCGAGCTTCGCCTTCACGAGCTCGGTCAGCTCCTTCTCGCGGTCCTCGAGCTTCGCCTTCTCGAGACGGATCTCATTGAGCGTCGCGATGACCCCCGCGATCGGAGTCAGGTCGACGACGACGTCCTGCGGGGCCGGGGCGCTCATGCCGCCACCGACTCTGCGGTCGTGCCGAACACGGTGCGGGCCTGCTCGACGAGATCAGCGACGAAGGCGGGCAGCGCGTCGTTGACGGGCGGGTGCAGCATCTCCTCGCGGAGCGTGTCGAGGTTGGTGCCGAGGATGGTCACGTGCCCGACGGCGGTGCCCTCCTGGTCGAGGGTGACCGTGATGACGATCGTCTCGGGGGCGACGCGCCTGCGGTCGTCGGCGACGACCGGCCAGCTGGTGCCGGCGGGCGCGGTGCAGTGCATCGTCGCGGTGACGAGGCTCATGGGCATGGTCGGATCTCCTTGCTGGTGGTGAGGATCGGGGGCGGCGGTCATCGGTTCGCGACCCGCGTGCAGCGGGCGGTGTAGCCGCCTAGTGCGACGTCGGACCAGATGACGTCGCCGGTGGTGATGTCGATGACGCGGCACGCGACGGGCGACCCGGTGTAGGAGACGACCGAGGCGCCGAAGGTGTCGCCGCGGGTGATCGGCCCCTGGATGACGGTGAGGGTGTCGCACTCGACGTGCGTGTAGCCCTTGGGCCAGGTGATCGACGCGCACCCGGGGGTGCTGATGATGACGGCGACGTTGCCGCCCAGGGTGACGAGGCCGGGCGTCGCCGCGGCGGGCGCGGCGCTGCAAGCTGCCACTGCGGCGACGGCCGCGACGGTGGTGAGGGACTTGAGGATCATCGGAGGGGCCTTCCGGGGGTGACGGCGAGGTTGTGGCAGACGGTGCAGACGCATCCGCGGACGCGGGGCGGGCGGCGGGCGGCGAGTTCGGCGCGGACCTCGCGGCGCACCTGCGCGCACATGTCGAGGTAGGCGCGGTGCTGGCGGACCTGGATCTCGATGTACGCGCGGACGAGGACGACGAGCGTGAGGAGCAGGACGATCACGGCGGTCAGGTGGGCGCCGGTGAAGGCGTTCATGAGGCGAGGCCGAGGGCGGCGCGCAGGTCCGCGGTGGCGACCGAGTAGCGGCTGCCTACCTGGTGGACGGGGAAGGGGAACTTCCCGGCCTTCGCGAGTTCGTACGACTGGCTTTTGCCGAGGCCGAACGCGCGGCCCGCGAAGGGGACGTCGACGGTGACACCGGCGGCGTCGAGCTCGGCGAGTGTGAGGCGGCGGGCCGTGGGGGCGCTACCCTGTTCCTGGGGCATGGTGTATCTCCATTCCTGGTCGGTTCGAGCCGGTCGACGTTGGGGCGTCGGCCGGCTCTCGGCGTTTCTGGACTCCTGGTCGTGTGTTGACGGGGTCCAGTCCGTTCCCTGTTAGGGGACGCTGGGGCCTCGAAAAGGGCGCGTGCGGGCACGCCGAGGGACCTCGCGATCCGTACGGCGAGGGCCGGTGAGCAGGACTCCTTGCGGCCGGTGACCAGGTGGGAGACGAACCCCTTTGAGCAGTCGGAGCGTGCGGCGAGGTTGGCCTGCGACACGCCCTCCTGGTCCATCAGCGCGATGAGGGTGGTTCGGCTCTTGAGTCTGGCGCTCGACATGCCTGAGCACTTCCCTTCGGAGGCGGATTCGTCCGGCTCGATCCGGACTCACCCAACGTAGACCGGTATCCGACCCGTCGGCAAGCGACACGCCCCGAAACGTACCCCATTGGTAGACGGTAGCGATGCGAACGGCTGCCTAGTGAAATCGGTAACAACCGTGATATGCAGGGGCGATAGTGGAGAGCAAGGGATAGAGTCCTATCGAGTTCACACCACCAGCGGTAGACGGTTCACTCTCAAGCAGTAGTAGACGGAAGGAACGCAGATGGTAGACACCACTCGAGGTTCGCAGCCCACGATCCGGCGGCTGATAGAAGACAGACGCCAGGTGACCGGCTGGTCCTACCAAGACCTCGCGCACGCGAGCGGCGACGTGGTCTCGAAGAAGACCTTCAACGATCTGGTGATGGGCACGCCGAAGTCGTGGCCGACGCCGGCCACGATCGCGGGGATCGCGCGAGCACTGTCGATCCCCGACGACGCGGTCGTTCTAGCCATCGCGGCGAGTCTGGGCGTGCCAGTACGTGCGCACCCGTCACTGCTCGCGATGCAGCTTCCAGCTTCCGCCGATCTACTGACTCCCAGCGAGCGCAGTCACATCATCGGGCTCGTCAAGGCGCTCACGTCCGGTCGCGAGGCTGGCGGCGAGGTTGCGGAGCCAGACGAGACCCTCCTCGGTCGTGAGGTCCGGGACGCCGCTGTCGACGTCGCTGAGGAGATTGGCCGACGTAACGGCAAGGGCGAGGGTGGCTAGCTGGGGGTCGGGCATGTCCCAGGGCCGCATGGCTTGCAGCCCCTTGCGCAGGATCTCGAGCCAGAGCGCGCGGGGTAGTTGGCGGAATGCGTCGTGCATCGTGTCGAACTTTCGGTTCACTGAAACGGGCGGGCTGTTGAGCTATTCGGAGACGATATGGGACGCAGGACACATTTCGTTACAGAACAGTGCAAACAGGTTCAAACGTACCGCTGACCAGTACAGACGGTCGCAAGAATGGCAGGTGGCTAGCCATTTATTCGGGCACCCGGACCAATGTTTACACCCCTCACATTTTGCTATCCCAAGCTATTTACATTGACGAATTCCCCGTTCACGAATTGCGCATCATTCGCATGAGGAAATGACCATGGCACGACCACCCCTCCCCATCGGCACCCACGGGACGATCACCCGCACCGAAGTCGCTCCCGGCCGGTGGCGCGCCCGCGCGAAACACCGCGACTACGACGGCCGCACCCGCCCCGTCGAACGCTTCGGCAAGACCGGAGCCGCCGCGGAACGCGCCCTCAAGGAGGCCCTACGCGACCGCACCAAACCGACCGGCACCGTCGACGAGATCACCCGCGACACCACCCTCGAAGACCTCGCCCGGCTCTGGATCGAGCGCCGCATCGCCGAGAACGAACTCGCCCCCGGCACCGTCGACAACTACCGCGACCTCATCCGCGTACACATCACGCCCATTCTCGGCGGCATCCGCATCGGCGAGGCCACCGTCGGCAAGCTCGACGCGTTCATCCGCGCCGTCCCCGGCGCCACAAGCTCCCAGCACTGCCGCGTCGTCCTGTCCGGCATGTTCAAGCTCGCGGCCCAGCACGACGCCATCGCGTTCAACCCCGTGCGCGACACCACCCTGCGACGCGTCGACCGCGGCGAGATCCGCACCCTCACCGACGACGAGCTCGAGCAGCTGCGCGCCCGCGTCGCCGCCTGGGCAGGCGGGAACCGCATGGGCCCGAAGCGCGGGCAGGACCTCGCCGACCTGTCCGACGTCATGCTCGGCCTATCCACCCGCATCGGCGAGGCCCTCGCGATCCGCGAGGAGGACATCGACCTCGGCACGTGGGGCCACGACGTGCCCGACGACGAACAGCAGCCCGTGCGCGTGACGATCGCCGGCACCGTGGACAGGTTCGGCAAGCGGCAGCCCTGGACCAAGACCGACGCCGGGTGGCGCACCGTCATCGCGCCCGACTTCGCCGCCGAGGCCATCGTGCGGCAGCTCGCGCGCGACCTCCCCCACGACGACGACCGGCTCCTGTTCCCGGGCCGCCACGGTGGCCCGAGGAACACGCACAACGTGCGCACGCAGCTGCGGCAGGCGTGGCGCACCGTCGTCGTCACCGATGGCGTGCCGGACGGGCCCGCGGAGATGTTCGATTGGGTGAAGACGCACACGCTGCGCAAGACGTCAGCCACCGCGGTCGACAAGGTCGCCGGCCTGCAGGCGGCGGCCGAGCAGCTCGGGCACGCGTCGACCGACGTGACGCGCAAGCACTACGTGCCCAGGGCTGCGCTGGCGCCCGATGTGCGCGCCGCGCTGGACCGGCTCGCACCCCGCCGGAACAGGCCGGACTGAGCCGTTTTGGGTGGGTAAAAGGTGGGCAGACACGAAGAAGCCCCCTCCGAGAATCTCGGAGGGGGCTTCTACCTGCGTTTTTGTGGAGCTAAGGGGACTCGAACCCCTGACCCCCACAAGGCCGTCCGTGCTCCGCTGGGGTCCGCTGGGGGACGATCTGCTGGGGAAACCTCCGGTGCTCGTTCCGGCGTGACCCGGTGCTGGGGGACGATTTCCGGTCCGCGCCGGTCATTCCGGATGGGTAAAGGGTGGGCGCCGCGGCCCGGATCGCGCGCACGATACGGGCGTCCCCAACGTCGTTCCGCACGCCGCCGAGGGATCGGGTGTATGCATCGTGCAGCAGATCCGCGATCCGGTCCATACCCGTTAGACGCACCAGCACGCCGTTCGGTTCCCTGTCGGCGGTCCGTCGTACCGTCGGGCCATGGTGAGCGTGGAGATCGGCCCCGAGCGGTGCGCAGCGTGCGGTAGTTGGTTCGGGCCGCGCGGCGTGCTCGTCGGCTGGGACAACCAGCGTCAGCCGAAGCCGTGCCGGTCGTACACGTGCCTCGCGTGCGGCCATGTCGAGCACGTCGAGCGCCCGCGGCACGACGACCGGTAGCCAGGCACCGCGTGAAACACGAATAGCGGCCCCGAGCGTGATGCTCGGGGCCGCTGTCCGGTGCGCGCTCGTGGTCAGATCATGTCGTCAGGGTGCCGCAGACGCGCGATCCGCTCCTGATTCGCGATGCTCTCCGACATCTTCGCCATCTGCTCGGACATGCGCGTATCCGCGTCCCGGCGGAGCGTGTTGTTCGTGCGCACCTCGTTGCCGATGCGCTGCGTCCGCTCGTCGAGCGCAGCCATCGAAGCATTCAGCTCCCGCGTGGCCGCGTCGTGCGAATCCATCCGGGCGATGACCGTGTCGAGCTTCTTGCCGAGAGCCGCGACCTTCGCGTCCAGGTCGGCGCGAAGGTTCGGGTGGTCGTTCGCCACGTGCTCGCGGACCTCGTTCGTCGTCTGCTCCATCCGCTCGAGCGCGGCGGCGTTCTGGTCGTTCCGCTGGCCGGCCCGCCGCGCGAGGACGAGAGCGATCGCGGCGGCGATGGCAGCGATGATCGCCGCCGCGTTGTCGACGAGGCGGGCAAGGATGTCCCACCCGCTGTCGGCGTCTGCCTGCTCGGCGAGAATCCAGAGCGCGAAGCCCGGGGTCACTCGGTGCCGCCGCGGCGGTGCCGCCCGCCATCGGCCGGGCTGGTGTCGGTGTTCGCCACCGCCGGGGCGACGGCCGCGCCGCCGATCAGGAACGTCACGAGCGGCATCCACGGCTCGAGCGCACCGTCGGACAGGAGGCCGTAGCCGATCGCGAGGGCCTGGCCGGCGGCGAGCACGGCGTAGAACGCGGTGCGGAACGTCGACACCGAGCGTGCCTGCACCGCGGAGATCACGGGTCCGAGGACCGCGGTGGCGAGGGCGACCCACAGGGTCGCCTTCTGCTGGTCGAGGACGCTGTAGCTGACGAGGAGCGTCGACAGGAGCGGGAGGAGTGCGTAGAGCGCGGCGCGGAGGTCCGCGGGCGTCTTGATGTTGAACAGCATGGTCATGCCACCTTCAGGATGAAGCGGCCGAGCCGGCCGCGGGTGAGTCGGTCGAGGGTTTCGACCGAGCGGATGAGGCCGTGCGCGGCGATGCGCGCCGGCCATGGGAGGAGGTCGATCGCCTCGTCGATGAGCGCGTTGACCTGGTCGATGATGGGTATGCCGGTGTGCTGGTTCACGGGGGTTACGCCTCCTTGGTGAGTTGCTGCGTGACCCCGGACGGGTGCCACGTGAGGGTGCCGCGCTCGAACTGCTGCACACGGCCGCCGTCCGAGGTGGGCTGTTCGTCGTTGAGCGGGTAGCCGAGCGGGCCGCGTTCGTAGCCGTCGGCGCCCCACCGGGCGCCGATCGCGCCGAGCACCACCGCGCCCTGGGGGTCGCCGTCGCGGCGGTACAGCACGCCGCCCTCGAACGCCTGCACCGCGCCCGGGGCGGCGTCCTTCGCGGTGAGGCGCGCGAACTCGCGCACCGGGAAGCCGAGCGGGCCGCCGGTGCCGCCGCGGCGCTGGTACTCCTCGAGCAGACCGGAGGTGCCGGCGGGCATCGACCGGTCGGCGCGCGGCACGGCTCGGGTGCCCGTCGAGCTGGACCAGTAGACGATGGCGTTTTCGAACTCGGCGGCCCGGCCGCGGCCGTCCTTGCCGACGTTGACCTCGCCGACGGTGAGGCGCTTGCCGATCCACGCGTGGGACGGCTGGGTGGCGTAGTAGTCGATCTCGTTGCGCACCGGCCCCGGCGCGGGCGTGCCCTTGAGCGCGGCCTGCGCCGCCGCGACGTCGCGGCGGAACAGCTCCATGTTCACCGAGCCGGGATCCCACTTCCCCTGCACGGCGCCCCACTCCTTGTGGCCGATCGCGTGGCTCGCGGGCTGGCCGAGGTGGTTGAGGATCGCCGCGACGCCGCGGACGTAGGCGTTGTACTGGGTGTCCGAGAACGCGACGTGGTGCGGCTTGCCCGGGGTGCCGCCGCCGTCGTTCGCGGCCTCGATGCCGATGGTCAGCCGGTTCGCGTCGTTCTTCGGCAGGCCCGGCCAGGAGCCGGTGCCGGCGTGCCACGCGATCCCGACACCGCACAGCGTGTAGACGCCGTCGCGGGACAGGTAGAGCTGCGACGCGAGGCCGAGGCTCGGGTGCTGGGCGATGCCGGTCGGCGTCTCGCCGAAGCTGCCGGTGTGGTGGGCGACGACGCCCCAGATGTCGCCGAAGTCGCCGTGGCCGCGGTTCATCGCGCCGGGGTAGACGTCGCAGCGGAGCCCGGCGGCGCGCAGCACCTCGGGGAGCCAGGTGGGATCAGACATGGTTGGTGTCCTTTCGGTTTCAGGCGGCCGTGGTCTTGACGGCGCGCGCGAGGAGGTCGATGCCGCTGACGGGCTGGCCGCGCCAGTCCTTCCAGTCGCGGCGCCGGTAGGCGTCGGTGTGGCTCCCGAGGCGGGCGTAGGCGTACATGCCGTCGATCGCCTCCTTCCAGCGGGTCCAGAACCGCGGGTTCACCGCCTGCCACGGCTCGCGGCCGAGGATCGCCAGGCGCGCGGCGGTGAGCTGCGGTGCGACGTCGAGCGCCCAGCCGATCGGGTCGGCGAGGCTCATGGCGCGGATCAGGCCGGCGCCGGTGCGCAGCGGCGAGTCCGCCGACATGGCGGTGATGACGTCCCCCGGTGCCGCGATCTCGGCCCAGCCGAGGCGGTGCCGCTGGTTCGCCGCGTAGATGCCCTGCCCCGGCGCCTTGCGGCCGTAGCTGCGGCCCTCGACGCGGGACGGGTTCGCGATGAAACCGGCGAGCGCGAGCTTGGGGAGGCCGCCGCCCTGGCCGCCGGGGTCGCGGCGGTTGAGCCACTCGGTGAGGAGCGACCCGCCCTGGCTGTAGCCGAGGCCGACGAACCGGCCGCGCGCGGCGGCGTACGCGCCGTCGAGGAGCCGCACGCCTTCGTTGATGGTGGCGAGCATCGACGGGGAGTTGATCGGCCCGCCGACGGGGCCCATCGTCGCGGGGTGGACGATCTCGACGTGCCGGAACCGGTCCTTCGGGAGCTGCCGGATCACCTCGAGAAGCAGGTGATTAGTGAGCGGCTCGCCGCATCCGCGGACCGTCGCGACGGTGATTGGAGTGGACATGGTGCCTCCTGGGGTGATGAGGGTGATCGGTGCGCCATTCGCGGGCGCGGGCGACGGGGCGGAGGATCGCGACGGCGACGACGGCGAACACGTCGCAGGCGTGCGCGGTGATCGAGCGCGGCATGAGGTGCCTCCTGGTTCGGAGACGCGCGCGTGCCCCGCGGCGCGCTGGCCGCGGGGCACGAGGGAAGGCGCTGTCAGAAGAAGGCGAAGAACGTGCCGTTCGACGGCAGCTTCACCCCGAACCCGACGGTCATTGCGACCCAGTAGTTGGCCGAAGAAGACGGCAGATTGTTCCCGCCGACAGAGCCCGCCGAGCCCGAGACGTTCAGGGCGTCGATGGTTCGCATATTGGTGCCGAAGTCAGAGTTTCCCCACCCAGCAGGGTCGGAACCAAACGCTGCGTTCGCGGCAGCCGCGCGGACGTATCCGACCACTGGAGCGGTAACCGTGAGGTCAGGGAAGGTCGCCCCTCCCGAAGTGCCATTCGCAAACGTCACAGTCGGGCCTGCCGCGAGCTCACCAGGCAACCGATACACCCTGCAGCTGAGCTCGTTAGAGTTCGTCCACGTACCGGATGTTTCGGAGCTCGACGCCGCGATCTTGTAGGCGGCGCGGATGCTGACCACCGTGCTCGTACGAACACCGAGGTCGATCCACCCTCCCGGCATCGTCGCCGCCGACGAGGTGTTGCGGGATGAGAACATCAGGATCAGGTCGCCTGCGGCGTGCGTGGGCAGCGTTCCGCTGGTGGTGCCGATGTACCCGCCATCGACGAAGCTGATGGTTGCGGCCATCAGCTCTCGGCTCCGACGGCGAGGACATCCCACTTGCTGTCGGCCGCGTTCCACCGCGCACCGATGTACAACGTCTTGTTCGGCGTCGTGGTCGTCGGCAACGTAACCCCGATCGGCCGGAACACCGCGTTGTACGACAACGTGCGCGCCGTCCCGTTGTCCTTCACCCGATACAACAGCGTTCCACCGTCGTACAGGGTGCCGGTCGGGGCCACGAACGTCGCGTTCGTCGCGAGAGCCGTCACGTTCATCTGGTGATTGCCCGACGCGATCGCCGCGCCCGGCGACGGGTACGTGGCGATGCTCTCCACCGTGCGAGACAGGACCGGGGCCAGCTTCGACGCCGTGACCGCGTAGTCGGCGATCTTGCCCGTGGTCACGGCACCCGTCACCAGGTGCCCTTCCACGACCGACCCCACTCCGATGTCGCTGCCGGACACCGCCGCCCCGGAGTAGGTCCACCCGGAACCGATGTACTTGACCAGGACACCGAACCGCGACGCCTCAGGGATTCGGATTGCCGTGACGGTTCCGACCGCGTAGTTGTGCAGCACCCCGGACGGGGGGTACAGCTGCGGCCCGTACTCGGAGTACGTGGGATGCGGTGTCGCCCCGAGGATCACCCAGTCCGCGCTGGCCCCGGCGGGCAGGTACACCGTGGAGTACCCCTCGATCAGCCACGCCTTCCGCATGTCCGAGGACGTCAGGGTCAACGTCCCCGTCCCGGACTTCGTGCCCGACCACTCCTTGTCGCCGCCGACCAGACCGGTGATGTCCGACGCGTTGTGGGTGTGCGCGGTCGGCGGGCGAGCGTCGGACAGCCGCGGGTCGTCGCCCTGGCAGACCTTCCCGGCGCCCGTTCCGAAGTCGATCTCGAGGGCGCGGTCGGTCGCGAGGTCCCCACCGCCGGTCAAGCCGCTTCCGGTGCTGATGATGCGCGACGTGGGCACCCTCGCCGCGATCGCCGTGGTGTTGCTGTTGACAGCGTTCGCGACGTCGTTCGCGTCGGCGGCGGTGTAGCTCTCCCCCGGCTGCCAGGTGCTCTTGAGCGGCATGTCAGGCCACCGTCACCGCGCCGATACCGGCCGCGTCCCACTGGATCGTCAGCGTGCCGCCGTTCGGGGCGTAATCGTCCGACCCGAAGTCGATGTACCCGATGAGCGGGCGCGTCGCGTCGGTGCCGGGCGACGAGTCGTAGAGGACCGCGTACCGGGGCGCGTTGGCGCCGATGAGGGTTGCGGCCGGCCAGGACACGTTGTTGCCGGTGAACGAGAGGACGTTCGTCGTCGCGTTGTACGACACGGCGACGCCGGTCATCGTCGCGCCGCCCGCGGTGTACCCGGAGCCGGACACCTCGTTGGTCAGCGACGACCGGTACCGCCAGGTGTCCTGGTTCGGCGCCATGGCCGAGGTGTGCAGGCTGACCTTGATGACGTCGGAGTCGAGGTCGATCTCCTTGTTCAGCGCGGAGATGAAGAACCCCGAGAAATACTTCGCGGTGATAGCCATGGGTGGCCCCCTTTGATTGTTGAATTACGCCTGATAGAGACGGAGAAATACGACGCCGTCGACGCCGTACGAACCTGCGGAACCGAACGCGCCCGCGGTGCCGGGCACGCCGGCCGCGCCGATGCTGACGGTGAATGTGCTCGACGTGGGGATCACCGTCCCGGTGACCGCGACCGACGGGGTGCCACCTCGCCCACCTGACCCCGGGTTGTACGTCCACCCGTTGAACGTCACCGAGGCGGCGTCAGTCAGGCTGGTCGCCGCCGACGCGGCACCGCCGTTGGCGGTCCCGCCGAGCGCCGAGGACGGCCCACCGGCGCCGCCGTTGCCGGGACCGAAACCGGTCCCCTTGGTCCCGGACCCACCGCCGTACATCACCCGGTCGATGAGGTCTACGCCGACGCGGAACCATTCGGGCAGCGTCACGGTCTGGCTGCTGGTGATCGTCAGCAGCACCGACGGATGCGACACCTTCGCTGGCACCACCGCAGCCGCAAAGGACGCGGACACGGGCGGCAGGGCGGTACACCCGGACGCGACCGCGGGCGTCGCCACCGCGGCGGACACGACCATCGGTGGCGGCGCGATGACCGCCCCGGACAGCGGCACCGCAACGCCCATGCTCGCGACCGCCGCCGCGACCGCCGCCTGGGCGGTGGTGCTGAGCCCCACGCCCGGCTCAGGCATCGACCCCCGGGTTCCGAGGTCAGACGGCCCGGCCAGCGGGAACGGCAGCGTGTACGGCAGACCGGGCGACGGGTCCCCCATCCGCGGAGGATCGACGATCAGAAGCGCGAGCATCTGCACGGTCGGCGCCGCGGTCGCCGCGTCCGCAAGCATCCGCGGCGGCGTGATCGTGTCGCCGTCGGACGCGGTCGGGGCCTGCAGCGCGGCGTGCACCGTCATCGGCGGCGGCTGCAGCACCGACCCCGCGACCACGGCGGGCGGAACCCCCGCTGCTGCCCCAGGCATCACCGCCGCCGGGATCTGCTGCCCCGCCTGCACGACCGGCGCGCGCAGCGCCGCGTCTGCGGTGATCCGCGGGGCCAGCGCTGTCGCCTGCAGGCCGACGGTCGGCGGGATGAGCGTCGCCGCGGTCCCAACCCGATCGAGGACGAACGGCAGCGTGTACGGCAGCCCGTGCCCGCCCATCATCGGCGCGCGCACCACGATCGCTACGGACACCTGCGGAACTCGCACGTCCGCCGCCGCCGTCATCGGCGGCGGCAGGACCTCCGCCACGAGCACCCGCACCGTCGGCGGATACACCTCGGCGGCTGCGGGCATCCGCGCCGGCACCTGGACGAGCACGGGCCGCCCCGTGGCGTCCGGCGCGGACAGTGCCGCCCCGGCGCCCATCGACGGTTCGGGACGGCCGAGCGGGAACGGCAACTGCTGAGGCAGAGGTGAACCCGCGATCCGTGGAGGCACGAGGACTTGGACGCCGGTGTGCACCGTCGGTGCCTCCATCCCGGCCGCCGCTGTCATGGGCGGGATCGTCGGCTGCTTCGTGCCGGTCCACGCCGCGCCGTGGCTACGGTCGGGGAACTCCGGGGTGTCACCCCAGCCGCGGCCGGGTGGCGCCGGATCGAGCTCGGCGACCGCCGAGCCCCACCCCGTCACCTGCTACACCTCGTCGGCTTCGAGGACGAGCAGCCGCCCGTACGTGAGCACGAGAGCCTGCCCCATCTGCACGATGACCTGGTTGCCCTTGTCGTCGTTCAGCTCCATCCGCCACGTCCACCCCTGCTCGGCGCTGAGGTTCCAGACGCTCATGCCGCCACGCCACTGCGTAGCGTCGCCGCCCGCGAGCTCCTTCAGGACGCGGAACATCGTCTCGGGGGTGTCGAGCACCACCGGTCCGTTCGCGAACATCGTCGAGTCAGCCATCACAGCACCTCCGCGCCGGTCAACACGCCCAGCCCGGCCGGGACGTTCTGGAAGAAGACGAGCCGGTTGCCCGCCTCCATGCCGCACATCAGCGACCGGTTGGAAGCCCCGGTCACGGAGACGGTTTCAGTGAAGTCGAGGATCACCGCGCCGTTGCGCTTGAGCACGTGGTGCCGCAGGTTCGTCCCGCCCGGCTCGCCGAGCATCCACTCGAACACGTCACCGGCGGCGGGGTACCCCGACCAGAGCGGTCCGATGTCCGTCAGCGACCCGCCGACCATCGCCTGCATCCGCACGGTGTCGTAGCCGATCCGCACGCGCACGTAGTTGTTCATCGCGGCGTCGGCGCGCGCCCCGACGTACGTGTAGCCCGGGTCGAATATCGGGGACTGAGGCGACGATGCGAGCACCCATTCCACTCGCTGCGCATCGGTGCCCGGCGCCCCAGCGGTGTACCGGGCGATGCACGCGCGGTAGAAGCCGCCGAACTGCTGCCACACGGCGTTGCCCTGCCCGTCGAGGCCGAGGGTGCCGGCGCCGCCGCCGCTGTAGGTCTGCGACCATCCGCCACCGAGGGAGCTCGACGAGCTGCCGTTGAAGTCGATGACGATGCTGTTCGCGGCGGACTCGAGCGCGCGGATCCGCGCCTCGACGGCGGCGGCGCGGGTGTTCGCGTTCAGCCCGACCTTGAAGATGCCGAACACGGCGCCGAGGACGTCGTCGCCGGGCTGGTCGATGTCGACGAGGTTCCCGAGGTTCTTCCACGCGTTGACGATCCGGTCGATGATGTTCTGCGCCGCCACGGGAATCCACTGCAGGGGCTTGAGGACCGCCGACCAGAGCGCGTTCCAAATCTCCTCCGGGTCGACGATGCCGTCGAGGTCCGTGTCGGGGTTGTTGAACAGGGCCGCGAGGAACTGGAACCGCTCGACGAGCTTCCCGGTCCACTCGAGCTTCATCTTCTGCACCTTGTGCAGGGTGATCCGGTCGAAGCGGACGGTGCCGTCGGCGAGGGCGGCCGGCACCAGCAGCGTGACGGCGACGGAGTCGACGCCGGTGGGCACGGTCCACTCGCCGGTGAGCTGCTGCCACACGGGCTGCGTCCCCGACACAGCGAGGCTCGCGACGGGGACGCGGGCCACCGGGGCGCCCGCGTTGAACGTGTCGAGCACCAGCTGCGCGCCCGCGGGTACGGTGCCGGTAACCCACTGCCACGACGCGCGGCCGGCGAGCCGCAGGACCTGGTCCTTCGACACGGCGACTGGGGTGAGCATCGTGAGCGCCTGCTCGGTGCCGTTGCCGGTGACGGCTGCGCAGCCGAGGACGCCCGTACCGTCGGGGTCGTAGCCGTGCGCGCCGTCCCACGTGAAGCCGGTGACACCTGCCTCGATCGTGATCGCCTCGGCGAAGTCGTGCTCGGCGACGAGGTTCAGCGACTCGTCCGACAGGTGCTGGTACGGCACCGACGGGATCAGCCAGGGGAAGATGATGCCGAACAGGCGGCGGGCGTCGAACTGTCCGCCCGGGGTGAGCCCCGAGAACAGCTTCTTCAGTCCCTCGACGATCGAGGTCAGGGACATCCCGTTCGCGCCGCCGAACAGGCTGGCGAGGGCGTCGAGCACGCCGCGGCCGGTGAACAGGCCGACCAGGTCCTCGAGGGTGATGTCGCCGTCCTGGTTGGTGTCGAGGAGCTGCCGCAGCGCCTTCACGACGACGCCGAGGACCGGGATTTCCTCCATGCGTTCGATGAAGAAGTTCAGCAGCTGTTCGGCGAGCTTCCGCACGTCGAAGTTCTGCATGATCGGCAGCGTCTGGTCGAGCCTCGCGGTGGGGTCGTGCGTGATGACTGGGCCGCGGACCTCGAACGATGCGGGCATCAGTCGTCATCCTGTCCGGGCATCGACGGCCACGCCTCCGCTACGTCGGCCGTGGTGTCCGGGCCCGACGGCGCGGATGGGGCGGCCGGGGCCGGGAAGTCCTCGGCGCGGCCCGCGAGGCCCTCGAAGTACCGGAGCTTGTAGTCCGCGGCGGGCCGGCCGAACGTCTCCCGCTCGGTCTGCGGGGACACCTCGGACGGGTCGAGCTCGCCCATGTCGCGCCACTCGACGACGGTGAGCTCCATGCCCTCGGCTTCCCGCTGGAAGCTCTCGCGCATGAGCCACACGAGCTGCTCGTCCTTCTCGGGGGTCCACTCGCTGCGGAGGATCGGCGCGACGCCGCGCAGCGGCTTGGTGTACGGCATCAGGCGGCCCCCTGCGGGATGGCGAGGATCGCGAGCTGCGCGTTCTGCCGGTTGAAGCTGTACATCCCGAGGATGCCGTCGTTGACGAGGTTCACGTTGATCGTGACGACCTCGCCCGGGTTGATCTGTGCGACCTGGTTGTCCGGCGAGACGGCGGCCGACGGGTCGCCCGGGGAGGAGACGTGCGGGGTGAGGACGGTCTCCTGCGCGATGGTGCCCATGCCGCGCGCGATGAGGGTCCCGGAGATCGGGTCGCCGAGGCGGACCTCGCCGCCGATCTTGAACGGGTCGAGGATGTTCAGGTCGATCCCGAACGCCTTGAAGTGGCCGAGGATGAACGGCACCCACGCGTAGTCGAGCGGCGGCAGCTGGTACGAGAGGATCGTCATCCGGCCGCTGATGATCTGCGACTTGTTCTGGAACGCGGCCTCCGGGATGGTGAACATCATCGGGTGCATCGACGCGAAGTCGGACGCCTCCCACAGGCCGTTTCCGCTGTTGAGGGACTCGTTCCAGGTGAGGACCTGCCCGTTCTGCGGGGGCGGCCCGGCCTGGAAGTAGTCCTCGGACAGGCTGATCGCCTTCGACGGTCCGGGCGGGCCGGCCGGGGCGTCGATCTTGAACCGCAGCACGGGGTTCGCGTCGGTACCGGTCTGCACGACGGTCGTGCCGGTGCCGGGCGGGACACGCTCGGCGTACGCGGTGATCGACGGTGTGGGCCCGGGCTCGCCCTGGGCGCCCGCGGGCCGCATCAGGTAGCGGTCGCCGAACCAGACGTAGATGTTCGGGGAGCCGGGGAACCACCACGCCTTGCCCTTGTCGGCTTCGGTGAGGTTCGTCGGCAGGTCGGCCGGCGTCGGTACGGTCGTGTAGTCGTGCTGCAGGTCCACGACGGGCGACGGCATGCCGGGTTCGCCGGGGTCGCCCTTCATGATCGGCACGCACATCACGGAGTCGCCGTCGATGTACTCCTCGGTGATGGTGGTCATCGCCGGGGTGTCGCCGTCGGAGAACACGCCGAACACGTGCTTGCGCACCATGAGGGACGCGAGGTGGACGGGTGCGCCTGGTACGGGCTGGCTCATGTGAAGTCTCCTTCGACGGTCGGCTGTGTGTGCCACGGGATGAGGTCGTCGAACTCGGCCGGGTCAGGCAGGTCGAGCTCGTCCGGGTCGGGCACCTCGCCGGCGGCGGTGATCGGCTCCGGGAGCGTCGGATCGTCGGGGGTGTCGATGGGCACCCAGTCGGTGATCCCCGGCATCTGGCCGAGTGCGTCGGGGACGCCGCGGGGCTTGATGATCGCGAGCTCGTCGAACTGATCGCAGCCCGCGCGGGCCAGGTGGAACGCGAGCTTCATGCACAGGTCGTCGGGCATGTGGACCAGCTCGCCACCCGGGCCGCGGGCCCAGCGGATCGAGTCGAAGATCCGCCCGGCGGCGCGGACGAGGCGGCGCGCGGTCTGGTCGTCGGCGTCGGGTTCGACGAGGTATTCGCGGGTGAGGGTGAGCAGAACCTCGCGCGGCGCGGTCACTTCGCAGCCCCAGCGTCCCGAACCTCCACGTAGTCGGCCGGGATGAGAACGGGGATCTTGACGAGCGTGAAGCTGTCGCTCGCGCTCGTCACCGTCGGGCCGGACTCGTGGACGAGGAACGGGAACTCCTCGCCATCCAGGATGATCTTGCCGCCCTCGATGACGGCGTGGCGTACGTGCTTCGGGTCCATCGGTGCCCTCCTCGGCATGACGGGATGCCCCGACACCGGACGGTGCCGAGGTGAATCAATGGGGGTCAGGCGGCCACCGCGGCGCCGCCGACGATCGAACCGATCGCGTTCCACCCGTCCGCGAGGAACTTCATGCCCGCCTCGAACGGATCGTGATCGCGCGCCTTCCCGACCGTGATGTCCATCGCGAACGGCCGCGTCGCGTCGACCGACCACTTCACGCCGCGGATCTGGTCGACGTAGTAAATCTGCGCGATCTCCCACATCCCGCGGTCGCCGACGACGAAGTCGAAGCCGTACACATGCGGGCACGCGTCCTGCGTCGTCATCGTGAACGACACCTTCGGCGACGTCTTGTGGATGCCCTGGCGCAGCGTCAGCGCCGCCGACACCACCCACGCGAAGCCGTTGCCCGACTCCATGTGCTCGAGCAGCGCGTAGTCGTTCAGCCACGCCGCGACCTTCGGGTTCGTGAACTTCTGCCACGCGAAGAACAGGTCATCGGCCTGCCCCTGGTACACGTTGTCCAGGCCGCTCGTCCCCGGCTGCTGATAGGCGCCGAGGCCGTAGTTGATGACCTGCTCGAGCTGGGCCAGCGCGTACCGGACGACGAACGTGATCGCCTGGTTCAGGATCGTCGGCGAGTGACCGCCGGTCCACACCGTCTGCGCTGTGCCCCTCTGCATTCGGTGCGTGCTGGTCAGGATGCCCGAGTGCTTGCAGTCCCTCCACACCAGCGATGGTTTCTCCGGGGCGACGCCCATCAACCGGCGGAACAGCGGGTCCGTGATGCCGTCGCCGTCGCGGTCGAGCGGCAGGATGACCTCGGTGATCGTGTCGTCGAGGAACGCGCCGCCCAGGTTCAGGGCGCCGTCGGCGGCGGTGCCCGTCGGGCCGGTCACGCCGGACCGGTTCTCGAACGCGAGGACCACGCAGTTGCGGGTCGGCCGGGCGAGCTTCTCCCCCACCAGCGCCGCGAGCTGGGGGTGCGGGCTGGTCTTGTCCTCCTCGAGCCACAGGTAGTCGATCAGGCCGACGCCGGTGTCCTCGCCGATCGGGGCGTGGATGTCGTGGAGCATCTGCCCGCGCGCCGAGATCGGCACGATCCGCGACTGATCCGTCACGGGATTGATGAACTGCACCTGAATCGGCCAGTGCAGGGGGCTCATGTTCCCGGCCCGGGTGGTCAGCCAATGCACCGGATCGAACGGGCTGGTCAGCAGCGCCATGATCGGCATGAAGTTGCGCATCAGGTTCAGGAACGTGGTGAACGCCAGACCCGACGCGGCGTTCTGCACCCAGATCCACGCCTTCATCTGGAACTCGGGGGCGCTGAACGGCGTCGGGATGAACGCAATGTGCTTGGCGTGCTCCCGCAGCTGCATCAGCTCAAGCTCGATGCCGCGGGTGCCGTCCTCGAGCTTGATCTCGGTGACCGCCTGGATCCGGTAGCCGAGCCGGGTCTTCCAGTGCCGGATGTTCCGGTTCGGGTCGATGCTGAGGTGCAGGTCCTCCTGGTAGCGGACACCGCGCGCCAGGTACTGCGCGAGCCAGTCCGACCAGTGGATGCGGATCGTGCCGACGCCGGTGTCGTCCCACAGCTTCTCCCACTCGCCCGCATTCAGCGCGCCGAGCACGGTGCCGAGGTATCGGAGCCGCTTGTCCCACACGCGCATCAGCGGTGGCCGCCGGCCGGACTTCTCCCACAGCTGACGGCGGGCGTCGAGCATCCGCCACTTCGTGACCGCGTCGTGCGCGCGGTCGTGGATGAGGACGCCGGCAGGCTTGCGGAGCCAGCCCATCAGGCCGCCGCTCCACGTCGGTACCACTGCGGCATCAGCATGGTGATCTTCCCCCTCGGGTTGGAGTGGGTGACCTTGATGACGGCCATCGACTCGGCGGGGATCTCGGAAAAGAACTCGACCCCGCCCGGGGTGCGCTGCCCGATCGGCAGGCCAGCGTCGGCCTGCGTGAGGTCACCGAGGAGCCAGTCGAGGATGTCGCTGTTGCGGATCACCTGCAGCAGCGGCGTATCGACGGGGTCGTTCTCGGCGGTGAGGACCCGCTTCCCCGGCTCCGTGTCGACGAGGACCATGCCGTCGGCGCGGCGGATCGGGATCTCGACCATGCGGTCGACGAGGCCGTCCTGAATGGTGACCTCGCCGTGTCCCTCGACGATGTACTTGGGCCACTGCGGGTAGTCGCCCCGGTTCGGGAGGCGGAGGATGCCTCGGTTCTTCCCGAAGATGGCGGTATTCTCCTCGCTGTTCTGCCACTCGCGGGTGAGCATCCGCTTGGTGTAGAAGGGGAACGGGGCGTGGATGGTCATCGGCATCGTCGTGTAGTAGTTCCCGGCGTAGTGCGGGTCCCGCTCGACCTTGTGCCGCGACGCCTCGCCGATCCGCACGCGCGTCCAGCGCCACCCGTGGTAGCGGGTGAACTCGCCCCAGAACCCGGACGGGAGCTCGACGTCCTCGGGCCAGTCGTCGTTCCACTGCTCCTGGATGGAGCGGAACGCGAACGACGTGTTGGGGTACCGCATCCGCGTCGCCGGCTCGAGGTGCGGGCCGATGTGGACGCCGAGCTGGATGACCCGCTTGCTGAAGTCGGTGCGCTCGGGGCGCTCACCGAGGAGCCACGGCCCGTTCGAGTAGCGCTGCTCGAACGGGGATCCCGTGGTGCCCTCGAGTCCCTCGTCGAGGACGACGCCGCGGTTCCCCTTCAGGCCGCCGGCCAGGTTGTAGATCCGCTGCCCGTCCGGGGAGACGTACACGATCTTCGTCTCCCGGGACTGCAGGTACTTCTGGTACTCCCCCATGTCGTTCCACCGCTTGAACGACGGCCGCCACGGGCGCCCGCCGGTGCGGGGATCGAACTCGGTCCACTCGCTGCGGCTCATCGGGTCAGCGCTCCGCCCTGGCGCCGGAACGCCGCGTTGTTCTGGGCTCGGACCTTGTCGAGCATGTCGGTCGGATTGACGCCCGAGATCGTGTAGTTGTTCGTGGTGTTGCCGCCACGGTCCTGTTGAAGCGGGAGGGGCCCGCCAGGCATGACGGCCGCCGGCATGGCCGGACGGTCGATCGGCTTCATGAAGTCGCCGATGCCGGGCAGGGTCAGGCCGAGGCCGCCCGCCGCGCCGCCGACGAGGCCGCCCATGTTCTCGCTGTCGCTGCCCGACAGGGACTTCGCGACACCGCCGCCCCAGTTGAGCAGGGCGATGGCGGACTTGAAGTTGGGCCACTCGAACGGGTTCGAGAACAGCGACCCGTCGAGCCCGATCGCCTGGAACATGCCGGACACCAGGTTCTGCCCGAGCGACTGGAACTCCGACGTGTTGCTGCCGTCGGTCTTCGTGCCGTCGCCGGACTTGGTGGTGCCCTTGTTCTTCAGCGTCTCGAGGTCGGTCTTGGCGTCGGCTGCCTCGCGCTCGGCGACGGTGAGCCGGTCCTCGGCGGCCTGGATCATCGACTTCTTCGCCTTCGGGTTGTTCCGCGCCTCCGCGAGCTGGGTGCGCGCGCGCCGCGCGGCGGCCTCCTTGTCGGCGACCTTCTGCTCGGCGTCGCGGATCTGCTTCGCGGACGCGCCGCCAACCTTGCTCGCAGTGCTCGTCCCGCCGGCCTTGAGCGTCTCAAGGTCGGTCTTCGCGTCGGCGGCCTCGCGCTGCGCGATGGTGAGGCGGTCGCGGGCGGCCTGCCGAGCCGACTCCTTGGCCTTCGGGTTGTTCAGGGTCTCGTTGAGCTTGGTCTGCGCGAGTGCCGCGGCGGCCTCCTTGTCGGTGACCTTCTGCTGCGCGTCGCGGAGCTTCTTCGGGTCGACGGCGCGGGCGGCGACGGCCGACGAACCGGACCCGCTACCGCCGCCACTGCCCGAGCCCGAGCCCGAGCCGCTGCCGCGGGAGCCGAACAGGGCTTCAGCGATGGCCGTGCCGACGCTGCCGAACCCGCCGCCGCCGTACGACTTCGACGACCCCGAGCCCGAGCTGCTGCCCGTGCCGGTGCTGCCGCTGTCGGTCATGTCCTGGCCCTGCAGGAGGATGTACGCGCGGTTCGGGAACGACGACGCAGCCGCGGCGCCGCCGCCGTACTGGCCGTTACCGCGGGCGCCGCCCATCTCCACGTTGACGTTGCCGCCCTCGGGGTCGATGATCGTGCCCGACGTGTGCCCGCCACCCGGGCCGCCGTTCACCCACCCGACCGCGTACGCGGCGACACCCGCGGGCGGGTCGCCCATGATGAACCCGCGCGCCGCGAGCGCCTCGGCCTGGTTGCCGGTGTGGAATCGGCCGCTCGCGCCGGTGATCTTGTTGACGATCGCCGCCTGCGCGCCCGAGCAGTCCGTATCCGTGAGGGTGTCGCCGTTGCCGCCGCCCCAGCCGTACCGGCCGCCCTCGATGCTCGACGCGTACGCCTTGAGGTCGTCGACGCTGATGCCGCCCGTCTGGTAGCGGTTGAACACGTCCGACGGGTTGATGACCTGCAGGCCGAACAGTCGGGCGGTCTCGCCGAGGATCGCGACGGAACGGGCGCGGTTCGACGCGGCGAAGGGGATGTACGCCTCGCCGCCCGTCTGCTCCTCGGCGAAGACGGTGCCGGCGCCGCGGCCCGCGTAGATGTCGGCGCGGCGGGGCTTGCTGGACAGCCACCGCAGGCCGCCCGCGAGCATCGGGACGACGGCGCCGTGGAGGCGGCTGCCCATCATGCCGGGGCGGACGGTGTGGTCCTTGCCGGGGTCGTAGACCTTCGCCTGCGCCTCGACGACCTGCTCGATCACGACCTTCTTGTATGCCGGGATCGCGTCCACCGCGGCCTTCGTCTTGCCCAGGTCGGTCTGCGTCTGCTCCGCGCCCTCCTGCCGGACCAGGACGTTGACGCCGCCGATGTTCTTCACGGTGAAGCCGAGCGTTTCCATCAGCTGCTGTACGCCCGGCGCCGTCGGCGACGTGACCTCGATGTCCTTGGTGCCGGGGATGTTCCGCACGCCCGCACCGGTGGTGTTCAGCAGGTCGATGACGGCCTGCGCGCCGGGCGCGGCAAAGTTGATGTTCTTGCCGGGCGGCACCTGGGACGCGAGGGTCATGACCTCCACCAGGCGGGTCTTCGCCTGGTCGGTGGTCGCGGTGATGACGACGTTGCCGGTCTTCTGACCGTCCGGGCCGAGCTCGTCGGTGATCGCGAACCCGAGGCTGCGGATCCGGTCCTCCGCGCCCTTCACCGAGTCGGCGTTGATCGTCACGGACTTCTTGTCCGGCGTCTTGCGGAACGCCTCCGCCACCGCGGCGAGCTGCCGCGTGGTCTCCGCGCCGCCGGACAGGCCCACGATGAACTGGATGTCCCCGATCTGCGCGCGGGCCTTCAGCTGATCGATCGACACCCCGTACCGCTGCGCGAGCTCGGCGAACTTCTTCTCGTTCGCGGCGGTCTGGTCGGTCATCTTCGACAGGTCACCGCCGACCGACAGGGTCACGGCGGCCGTGACGTCGCGGATCGTCATCAGTTCCTCGCGGAGCTGGACGCCGTTCTCGAGCGACGCGTTGATCCCGGTCGCCGTCAGCAGGCCGGCTCCGTAGCCCTTCGACTGGTCGACGGGGCTGCTGGTGTCGATCCCGGCGAGCGCCTTGGTGTGCGCCGCAACCGCGTCCTCCTTCGACCTGCTGGGGTTCAGCGCGTCGAGGGCGGTCTTGAGCGCCGAGGTCTTGTCGGTCGCCGACGCAGTGCGGTCGCCGAGCACCTTCATCGCGTCGGACACCGCCGTGATGCCCGGCGTCGCAGACGCCGCCGCGCCCTGCTGCCGGAGGAACTCGGTGCGGACGCCCGCGAGCTGGCGGACGGCCTCCTGGCCGCCCGCGCCCATGCTGTTCAGCTTCGCGGCGACGGTGTCGAACGCGGACTGCGACCCGTAGACGCTGGCCGCGAGCTGCTCGTTCCCGAGCTTCAGGTTGTCGAGGGCGGTCTTGGCCTCGCCCGCGAGCTTCGCCTGCCGCTCGATCTGCGCGTTCCGGGTGCCTTCGCGGCCCTCGTCGCGGAACATGTCGAGGAAACTGCCGGTCCGCTTGCTCGCGGCGTCGATCTGCTCCTTCATCGCGGCGATGCGGTCACCGGCGGCCTTCTGTACGTCCTCCGACGACTCGCCGTTGCTGTACTGCAGCGCCTTGTTCAGCGAGGACTGGGCTTCTTCCGAGCCCTTGATCGCGCGCTGCAGGTCGTCGAACGATTGCGCCGACTCGCGGTTCTTCTTCGCGATCCCCATGACGGCGAGGCCGCCCGCGACCATCGCGACACCGAAGGGACCACCGAGGACGCCCATCGCGCCCGACGCGGCGGTACGCAGACCGGTGAGGCTCGACCGGGCGAGCTGGCCGCCCGCCTGGATCGCGCCAGCGGTGCGGCCGAACCGCTCCGCTGACGTGGCGCCGCGCACGAACGCCTGCTGCATCGACGCGATGACCGGCACACGCTGACCGACGGTGGCGACGGCGGAGCCGAAGCGCCCGAACTGGACGGCGCTCTGCCCCATGCTGCGGGCCATCGCAGCGGCGCCGTTGTTGGCGTTGCGGATGTGCCCGCCGAGCTGCTGCCCCGAGCTGAGGACCGCGCCCGTCGAGGAGACGAGCAGACGGTTCGCGCCGGCCGCCTGGCGGATCGCGCCACCGAAGCCCGTGTAGGCGGCGGCGCCGGTGCGGGCCGCCGCGGCGTTCGCGGCGACGGCGGTGGTGGCCGCGGTGATTCGCTGCCGGATCCCGGCCATGATCGTCGGCACGGTGTGGAACGCGAGCCACGCGATCGCCGCGGTCTTGACCAGCGTCGCGTGCTCGGCGAGGAACGTCGCGACCGACGCGATCTTCGGCAGCACGACGGTCGTGAACGCGCCGTAGACGCTGTTCAGGATCGTCGGGATCGACTGCAGGATCGGTGCCCACGACCGCAGCTGGTCCTTGCCCTGGTCGAAGAACGCGCCCATCTTCGACTGTCCCTCAGCGGAGTTGAGGAACTTCTGCAGCCGGTTGGTGCCCTCGTCGATCGAGCGGAGCAGGCCGTTGCTGCCCGCGGCCTGGGTGATCGCCGTGAACGTCTTGCCGACGTTGAGGGCGGTGCCGCCGAGGTGGCCGAGGCCGTCGATGCCCTCGCCGATCCACTGGTGCAGCCGACCGTCCGCGGACGTGGTGGTGATGAAGCTGTTGAACCGCTGCGAGACCCCGGTGAGGCCGTCGGCGAGCCCGGGCAGCGAGTCGGTACCCGTCGCGGCGAGCTGCCCCAGCGCGGACACCAGCGGCGCAATCGCCCGGTTCGCGCGGGTCTGAGCATCGGCGGTGTTCCCGAAGATCCGGTCGACGATCGACAGCGTCGAGGTGTCGCCGCCGACGCGGAGGATCTCGCGGAACGTGGCGCCCCACGCCTTCGACGTCTTCTCGAGGCCGGCGGTCACCGTCGGCAGCGACTTCGACGCGAGCTCCTTCAGCCCGCGGTCGGTGCCCGCGAACATGTTGTCCTGCACCGTATTCTTGAGCTTGGTGTAGGAATCATGCAGCGAGCCGAGGGCGGTGATCGCCGACTTCGCGTTCGGGGACACGCCCTTCAGCGCCTCGGCGGCCTTCTTCAGGTCTTTCGGATCACCCGACTCGGCCGCGGCCCACATGTCCTTGATCGCGTCGGCCATCCCGATCGTGCCGAGCCGCAGCGTGCCGAACGAGGCGCCCGCGGCAGCCATGCCGCCGGGGATGAGCAGCGCGGCCTGCGAGACCTGCTGCAGCGCGCCCGCCACGCCCGCGAGCGCGGAGGACACCGCGGGGAGGCTGCCGGCGGCGACCGCGGCGGTCGCCACCTTCATCTCACGGGAGAACGAGAGGCCGAACTCGCGGCCGGCCTTGGATCCGGCCGAGCGCGACTGCGTCGACACGCGCGCGAGGGCGCGGTCTACGCTCCGCTCGAACGGGTCCGTGTCGGCGTCGACGCGGACCTTCGCGCCGCGCTCTGCCGAGTTGACGGCGCGGCGGATGTCGCGCTGCATCCCGCCGGTGTTGGCGGCGACGGTGATCCACGCTGTTGCGAGTTCGGCCAAGGTTCGTTCACCCCTCTCGGATCATGGCGAGGACTTCCGGCGACATGAGGTCGGTGATGTCCTGCACCGCTTCCCATGCCTCGGTCTCGGTGACTTCGGGTTCGACTCCGGGGCGCTGGATCTGCCGCGGGTACGGCTCGTCCTGCTCGTAGCCGTTGAAGAACCGCATCAGCGCGCGGGTGGTCCACCCCTCGACTTCGCCGCTGTAGATCAGCCTTGCGAGGAGGTGGTCGCGCACGTACCACCCTTCGTTCATGGCCTCGCGGAGCGCGGTGCCCTCGGGTGGGTAGTCGATGATGTCCAGCAGTTGCCGGATCGTGAGGTCCTTGAAGGCCAGCCCGGCGATGGTCAGATCACGGTTGAGCGGCCCCGCGTACTTGGGGTCCGCGAGGAACCGGGCCAGCCGGACTATTCCCCCGGCTTGGCCGGCTCCTCGGTGTCCTCGTCGTCGCCGGTCCAGCTGGTCCACGCGTTCCACAGGTCCTGGAAGTCGTCGGGGCCGTCGACGGGCGCGGGGCGGCTGCGGATGATCGCGATCGCCTCGGGGCATCCGGCGCGGGAGACCGCGGAGGACTCGACGGCGAAGTCGGTGGCGTACTCGCCGAGGTTCATCAGCCACTGCTTCGAGGTGATGTCGAGGAATCGGCGGAGCGCGACGACCTGCCCGTCGGGGTAGACGTGGCGGTACAGCTTCACGCCGTCGGGGTAGTGCGGCGTCCAGTCGTAGTCGGCGTCGCCCGGCTTCGGCGGCGCGGGCTCCTCGACGGTGTCCTCGGCGGGCGCGACCTCGACGTCGTGCTCCTCCGAGGCTTCGGCAGTGCCGTCCACGAGCTCGTTCGGCTCGACCTGTTCGGCGTCGGTCTTCTTGGGCATGGTGATCCTCGGCTTCCCCTCGGCTGTGATTTGCAGATGAAGCCGTCCTGCACCGCCGCCGAGGAGTGAGCGGTGCAGGACGACAATTTGGTGCGAGACGCCGCGTTTCGGGCGTACGATCGCGCGATGAAGATCAAGTTCGGGGCGGCTGCAGCAGCGCTGGCCGCGGTCGCGTTGCTCGTCGGATGCGGCGGGCAGGAGAAGCAGTCCAGTTCGACCGAGACGGTGACGGTGACCGCGGCGCCCACGGCATCTTCGACCGCCGCGCCGGCCGCCCTCACCTACCCTTCGGGCGACAAGGTCCTGCAGGGGTACCCGCTGATCGTGAACGTCAAGTCGCTCGACCCGCGGATCGTCAGCAACTTCGAGGGGAAGCTCGTGAACGGGAAGGTCGTCGCCCTGGCGCCGGGCGTGTATGCGCCGTACAGCCCGGTCGAGTCCAACCTCGCGGCGTACCTGGATGGCCCGTCCGACGGCGACTGCACAGTGCGGAACAAGTACTTCCCCACCTCGGGCGGCTCATGCTGGAACGGCGTGCTGCCCGGCAGCGAGGAACCGCCGATCTAACTGGTGCGGTGGCCGCGTAGCTTCCCCGCTACGCGGCCACCACCAGCACTACGCGGGCGCGATCTCCACGGTCGCGCCGGTCAGGCCCGAGTCGTCCAGCGACACACCGACCGCCGCCGGCAGCGTCAGCTTCACGGTGAAGGGGCCGCCGGTCGAGCCGGTCACCGTCGCGTTGCCCGTGCCGACCGACGGCAGCGCCTCGAGCAGCGTCTTGAAGTTCGCCGACGTGACGTTGTACGGGATCGTCGCGGTGTCCGCGCCGACGGTCAGAGCGAAGTCGCCGGCCGTCGCGGTGCCCGTGAAGGTGACGGTGAACGTCTTCTCCGCGAGCATGTCGTCGAGCATCGTCCAGTGCTTGTTCGTCGCGCCCGACAGGCCCGGCACCATCTGGAACTTCAGCTTGTACACCGACCAGTCGCCCGGCTTCTCGACGATCGGGTCGCCGAGGCCCTCGGCCTGGGCGTCGTAGATCCACCGGCGGCGCTTGACCTTCCCGTCGAAGGTCTCGACGAGGTAGGCGTAGTGCGGGGTGTCGTCGGCGTTGTCGGTGACTTCGATGATCGACCCGGATGCCGCGGTCGCCGGGGTGACGTTGACGTTGTCCGCGCCGTGGATGACCTCGAGCACGTTCGGGTTGAGGAACTCGATGAACGTCACCTCGAAGGTGTCGTCCTTGCTGGTCTGCGGCGACCGGACGGTGTCACCGTTCCAGTCGCGCTTCTTCTCGCGCTGACGTTCCGAGCTGTAGCTGAAGCCGTCCTCGGAGACGCCGCCCATGTAGACGCCGCCCGCGGGGCGGGTCTGCTGGGGGCCGGTCGGGGCGATGGTGGCGAGGTCGTACCGCCAGATGCCACCGATGACGGTGGGCTTGCCGACGAACGTGTTTCGGACGTTGGTGTGCGCCACGGCGCACCTCCTTCGGGGTTGTGCCGCCCCTCGGGTACGGCAAGGAGCCCTGACGCCGGGCGGCGCAGGACAGAACAGGGGGTGGGTGGGTCAGGTGGTCGGGTAGGCGACGGTCCACGAGACCGTCACCTGGTACCGGCACGACCCCGTCACCGCGGGATCGTCGGACCGCACGACCGACTCAGTGCCGGCGAGCGTAACCACCTCGAGGACGTCAGGTGCCGCTTCGAGGACCGCGGCCACCTGGCGCGCGACCTTGCCGGCCGCGACCTCGTTGGCGGTCTTGTCGTGTACCAGCGCGACGACGGTGTGCCGGGCGATGCGCTGGTTCTTCTTGCCGCCGCCGAGGACCTCGAACGTGATGAACCGGCCGCTGGACGGGCGCGGGTTCGGCACGTTGGTGCTCACCGGCTGGGCGGGGACGCCGAGCTCGGCGAGGCCGTCCCGGATGCATCCGCGGGTGGCCTCGGTGAGGTCGGGGGCGACGATCACAGTTGCCTCAGCAGCGCGTGGGTCTTCGCCTCGTGCGCGGCGGCGCGCGCCCCGTCGGTCACGATGCGCCGCCGGGAGCGGTCGCCGTTGAACGCGACGGGCAGGAGCACGTCGCGCGGGTCCTCGACCTTGTAGTACGGGCGGTCGTGCGCGGGCTCCGTGGTCGACGGCACGGCGTTGGCGCCGGCCGCGATGCGGTGCGCGTGCATGTTCACGAGGGCGTCGACGCCGTCGCTGTTGAGGAGCTCACGGAACCCGTCGTCGTGGAAGTCGATCTGGGCCATCAGCCGTTCACCGCCTTCAGCTCGATCGGCCGGCGCCCGGGTGCGAAGCCGAACGGGCCGTGGTCGTAGTCCTTCGGGAAGCCCTCGACGTCGAACCGCACGGGCACGCGGCCGGTGGGGTTGTCCGGGTCGGGCTGGGTGTGCTCGGCGAAGGTGAAGTAGTCCCGCGAGTCGACGGGCAGGTCCGAGTCGACCACGAGCACGAGGTCGACGGTGGCGCGCTCGGTGTTGATCGCGCCGGTGCGGGGCTCGTCGCTGGACGGGGTCCACCAGACGCACGCCACCGCGGCGGGCGGGAGGTGACCGGGCTCGGTGTTGCCGTGCTCGTTCTCCTCGCCCGGTGTGTAGGCGTGGTGCTGCGCGGTGAACGGGAGCGGGAAGTGCCGCGCGAGGTTCTTCACCATGTGCGGACCGCCTGTGCGCGGCCGGTGCAGCGGAACCGGCGGAGCTTCATCCGGTCCTTCGCCGTCATCCAGGGTTCGCCGTCGGTCATGTCGCCGTTGAGCTGCTGCTGCAGCTGGAAGGGCCCCATGACGGCGTTGAACGAGGTGACCGCGGGGTCGGGGATCTCGTCGGAGCCGCGTTCGGCGCCTGCGAGGACGCGGGCGACCATGCGGGACACGACGCGGACGATTGTGTCATCGGTCGGCTCCGTGGGTGTGCAGCCGAGCCACCCGATGACGAGGTCCGACGCTTCCTCGAGGAGGCCCGTGGTGCGGGCCTCCTCGAGGTCGGTCAGGTCACGCCCGAGTCGCGCTGCTACGTCCGCGGCTGTTGCCAGCACGCTTCGTCTCCGTCTCGTCGGGCGCTTCGGCGGGCTCCGCAGGCTCGGTGGTCAGGTGCTCGCCGACATCGACGCCGCGAGGGACGTCGTCGCCCGCCGCGAGGCACAGGAGCTCACCGTCGTCGCCGGGCACGTAGACGACACCTTCCAGGTCGCTGCGAATGCGCATCAGAGCACCGTCGCGACCATCGAGGCGACCGGGTTCACCAGGATCGGCGTGGCGATCGCGTTGGAGTGCACCCACACGCCGATCGGGTCGCGGGTCTTCCACGCGCCGACGACGAGACCGGGCTGATCCGCTGCGGCGATGCCGTAGTCGGACTCGCTGGCCTCGAGCGTCTCACCGTAGAAGGTCGCGCCGAGCTCGTTCGAGCCGTTCGGGTCGACGGCCTCCGGGAGCAGGAACACCTTGTTGTCCGGGAGGACGTTGGTGCCCTTGATCTTCCGGTCGTAGACCGTGATCGACGGCAGACCGAACGTGGCGAGGGCCGCGTTCACACCGTCGGCGGACACGAGCGCCGGGTTGGTGCCGGGCGCGGCGACGAGCTGCTTGAACCCGGGATCGCGCATCAGGACCATGAGCACGCGGCGCGACGTGAGGATCGTGCCGGGCATCGCGCCCTGGTTCCCCGCCTTGTAGACGTCGGTCCAGGTGATGAGGTCGTCGAGCGGCTTCGCGGTGCCCGTGTTCCACAGGTTCGCCGCGGTGACGGTGTTCCCGGCCGGTCGGCCGAAGTCGACGGTCTGGACGACACCGTTCTCGTTGATGGTCAGCGAGCCGGTGTCGAGCACCTGACCGCGGGCCTTCTCGAGACGGTCGACGACCGCGTTGGTGACGCGGATGGTCGCCTTGTCGACGCCGCCGAGCATGAGGCCGGCGGCGTCGCCGCCCCGCGCGCGGATCTGGTCGTACTCGCTGACGCGCTCCTTCAGGCCGAGGGGCAGCAGCTCGAAGACCTTGCGCTCGGCCTTGCCACCCGACCCGATCGGGGTCTCGGCGTCGAACGCGCGGAACTTCGCGAGCTCGCCGTTGCCGTCGGTGCCGACGACGGTGCGGACCACCACGTCGGGGACGCTGGTGTTCGGCAGCCACCGGGCGAGCGTGCCCTTGGTGCGCTCGATGTCCTCCTGCGCGGCCCGGGCGAACCCGGTGAGCTCGGCAGGGCTGACGAGGTCGGTGTAGAGGGTCGCCATGTCAGGCCTCCAGGGTGAACTGGCCCGTGGTCGTCGCGTCGGCGGCGACCGTGCTGGGCAGCTTGGACAGGATGATTCGGCCGTGCCAGATGCCGGGGAACGTGAGGTTCCCGGCGCCGGGCTTCACCGACTGGTCGGTGAAGACGAACCCGGCGAGCACGTTGGTGCCACCGGAGCCCGCCGCGTTGTACGGGACCGCGAGACCGGAGACGACCGCGTACGGCTCGCCGGACTTGATGCGGCCGTCGACGGTCTTCGCCGTCCAGGCGGCGGGGTCGAGGGTCGCCGACTTCGGCGTCTCGGTGCCGTGGCGCGAGCCGAGCCAGGACTGGTCGCCTGCACCGAAGGACTCAGAACGGATACCGAGCTGGGTCATGGTGATTCACTCCTTCAGGGGTGTTGGTGCAGGCAGGGTTGCCTGCGGGTTCTACTTCTTGTTCGCGGCTGCGTAGCGGTCGCGGCCCGTCGCGATCGACCCGCCCTTGCCCTGCGAGGGATTGCCCTGCTGCGGGTTCGGGAGGGGCCCGATCTTGACGTGCGGGAGCAGCGCGTCGATCTCGGCGTCGAGTTCCTCCGCCGTGGTGGCGGTGAGGAGCTTCGCCAACGCGGGCGGGAGGCCCTTGGCGGCGCCGCGGTCGATGCGCAGCTGCGCGAGGGTCGCCGTCGCGGCGGCCTCGTCGGACTTCTTCTGCGCGGCGACGGCGTCGTCGAGCTGCTTCTGCATGGCCTCGAGGCGCTTCTCGAGTTCAGGGCGGTCGTCGTTCGCCTTCGCGGCGTCCTCGGCTGCCTTGGTGAGCGCGTCGACCTGCTTCTGCAGCTCGGCCGCCTTGACGTCGGCGGCCTTGCGTGCCGCGCGCTCGCTCTCGAGTGCCTTCTTGCCGCCCTCGCCGAGCGGCTCATCGCCGCCCGTCGGCTTGCCCTGCTCGCCCGTCGCGGACTGCTGGGCTCCCCCGTTGCTCGGATCATCCTGGGATGCGCCGAGCGCCGGCCAGATCGGTCCGCGGCGGGTGACGCCGAGGGCCTGCAGGCCGGTGATGGGGTGGATCGGTAGGTCGGACATGGTGGGTTCCCTCCATCGCGGATGGGTAGACCCCGCGGGCCTCGCGCCTGCGGGGAGGTCTGGATACGACGAAGCCCCCGTCACCACGTGGGTGCGGGGGCTTCCAGCCGTCAGGGGCCTATGCGGCCCGGGTGTGCCGTTCTCGGAGGACGACGTCCTCCGGATGCTCATCGCTCGAGTCGACGAGCGCGATGTCCCACGGCGTCGATGCCTCGAGGATCTCGTAGACGCGGCCGGCGAGGGTCTCGGCGGGGGCTCGGACCTCGGCGTACACGACGCCGACGTCCCAGCTGTCGTCGGCGACCACGATGGTGCCGGTGTCGAGCCGGATGGCGGGGTTGCCGTACTCGTCGGCGCCGACTTCGGCGTCGAGGTGTTGGGCGAGGATCTGCGCGACGGACTCGGGGGTGCCGTCGCGGAGCACGCGAACGTCGAGGATCACTGCGCCTTCCCCTTCCGCCGTACCGTCGATTCGATCGTGCCGTCGGGGAGCTCCTTGATGACCCAGACGGCGTGCAATGGATCATATCGCCGCAGCAGGTCATCTACCAGGTCTATCCCGTCCTCGAAGCTCATCGCGGACCGCGTGAGGTCGAGCAGGACGTTGCTGCCCTGGGTGCGCAGCTTCTGAACCACGCGCTTCTGGATCGTGCCGCGCGCGGCCGAGGTGGGCGACTTGAAGTCCCATCTTGCGGTCCCGATGAACACATCAGCTGTGTCGGAGGCGTCATCAGGTGGGCGAAACTCCACGTCGTGACCGAGCCGAGCGACCCGGTTCGCAGTGTCGAGCTCGTGCTGCAGCACGTTCCGGACCTTCGATCGGTCGACGCGGCCCGGTTCGGGCGCATCGCCCGCGGCGCTCTTGCCCGCCGCGGGTGGCTTGGTCGGCGGCTTCCCACCGCCGCCGGACTGGGTGGCCGGCGCGCGGCGCCCGCCCTCGGCCTTGTCCATCGCGTTCGCGATCTGGCCCGGCGTCGTCGCACCGTCGCGGCGCGCCTGCGCGTAGTCCTCGCGCCACTGCTCGACGTACGGCGCCTCCTCGTAGCGTCCGTTCCGCGCGGGCACGGCCATGCAGTGACACCGCGGGTGCGAGCTCTCGGCCAACTCCGCGGACCCGTAGACCGCGCCGCGGGTCGCGAGCATCCGGCACCAGCCGCACGCCGTCGCCGACGCGTGCCGGCCCCACCGCACGTTCTCCCGGATCGCGTTGGAGACCATCGTCTCCCGCGACTGCCGGTGCAGCAGCTGGTCACCGATCCCCGCGAGAGCATCCCGCGGCGACCGCTCGAGCAGCCCGATCCGGCCCTTCGCCGCGAGCAGGCCCCGCGGGAGCAGGTCGCCACCGGTAGCGACGAACCCGCCCGGCGCGGCGGGGAGCTCGTCGTACACACCCGCGGTGGCTTCCGCGGTCGCGGCGAGGAACGGGTCGATCAGCTCGGGGAATGCCTCGCTGATGAACGCGAGCTGCTGCCGCCGGTCCATGCGGTCCATGCGCGCGAGCAGCCTCTCGACGCGGACGCCGAGCTGGGCGGCGAGCTGCGCGATGAGGTGGGCGAGGCCGTCGATCAGAAGATCGGGCATCGTGCGCTACGCCCGGTCAGTGGCCTCAGCCGACGCCTGCGCGACGGCGTCGGCGGGGGGCGCGCTCGGCGCCGCGGGCTCGCCGGTCAGCGAGCCGACGAGCGACCCGATGGACGCGGTGCGCTTCTCCTTCGCGAGCTGCTCCTGATCGCGCAGCGACAGGCCGACCCGGTCGTACGTGATCGACGAGTCCGGCAGCAGGATCCCGGCCGAGACGAGCTTCATCGCCTCGTCAGCGGCAGCAGCGCGGGTCGGGGTGGACGCGTCGCGCCAGTTCACGCCGATCCCGCGGAACACGTCGCGGTCGACGGCGTGGTCGCGGAGCAGCAGCGCGAGGTAGGCGATCTCCATCCACGCCATCCCGAACGACGTCTGCCGGCGCTCGGCGCGCTTGACAAGGCGGTACTCCTGCTGCCGGATGCTGTCCGCCGACGTCGGGTTGTCCGTGACGAACCCGAGGTACGTCGACGGCATCCCGGCCGCCGCGGCGAGAAGCTGCGAGTACGCGCGGACAAGGTCGATGTACGGCGTCGGCGCCGACGGCCGGAACTCGTGCAGGCGAGTCGGGATCAGCGTGCCCTGCTCGTCGAACTGCGGCGGGACCGCGTTGATGTACCCCGCGGTCGCCGTCCACGCGGCCTTCCGATTCTCGCGCGCCGACTTGTCCTCGCCCATCCCGAACACCTCGGGATCGGTGTCGAGCGCGGACCACTTCGGCGAGGTGTAGAACTCGCGGTTGATCTCCATTCCGACCAGCGCGCGGATGCACGCGTCGGTCAGGTAGGCGATCTCGCGGGTGATCTCGGACCGGCCGAACAGGTCCGACGCCCGGTCGCGGTTGAGCATCCGCGCCACCGGCACACGACCGAGACCGTGCTCGTCGCGGCGCACGACCTCGAGGCGCCCGCCGGGCTTGGCCTCGAACCCGATGGTCTTGTCCGGCAGGTAGAGCGTCTCGAGGATGACGTTGCCGTTCTCGTCGCGCGTCTGCGACAGACCGGACTTCGCGCGACGGAGCCGGTAGTCCCACTCGACGGTGCACGACTCGGTCGACTCGACCGTCACGAGCACCTCAGGCTCGCCGGCCGCGGCGTCTCCGCGGCCCGCGGTGATGAACCCGCAGCCGTAGATCAGCGCATCGACGTGCCCCCGCCCGGACTCCGCGTCCAAGTGGTTGTCGCGCACGATGTCGTTCAGGCCCACCTTCTCGGCGCCGGTCCAGCCTCGGAAGTCGAGACGCTCGTCGAGGACGTCGACGACGGTGCCGGGCCAGCCCGACACGGCGCGGATCAGCTCCGGGAGCCCCTCCGGTGCGGCGATCCCCAGGTCCTCGGCGGTCCGCTTGCCCTCGTACAGGCTCGACTTCTCGTCGTTCTTCGTCTTCACCTTCGTGAGACGGGCGCGGAGCTGCGCGGCGGCGGACTCCTCGGTGTCGTTGAGGCTCAGCGCGGGCAGGGCGAGCGCGGTGATCGGGGAATCGGGTGTCGCGCGTGTCATCCGGTCACCGCCTTCCTGATCTTCCGCGGGCCGCGGGCCCGGACCTTGGGCGAGTTCAGTGCGATCCGGCGGCCGAGTAGCGCGCCGACCATGCACACCGCGAGGTCGACGAGGTTCTTCGAGTCCCGGTTCTCCTTGCCGAGCGAGACGCCCCACTGGTTCGGGCGGCGCTTCGCGTGGTGCGCGTGCAACCGCAGGCCGGCGTCACCGTCGTGGATGAGCGTCCGGTCCTCGTCGATCGCGCGGGCGGTGAGCTCGGCCTGCTCGGTGAACTGCCGGTTCCGCTCGGCACCGCCGCGCTGCGAGATCCGCATGTCGAACTTCACGGAGTGCCCTTGCGCGCCCGGCGTAGCCCACAACGTCAGCTTGCGGTGGAAGTCGCGGTGCCACCGGTCGATCAGGTCCGCCCAGTACAGCGCTTCGTCCTCGTCGTCGCGGGCCGGCGACGGGTCGACGCCGAACCACACCACGCGGTACCGGTCGAACGCCTGCCGCACCGTCGCGTCGACCTTCTCGCGCGGAGCGAGCCAGTCCTTGCCGCGGTCGCCGTGGGGCCGCTGCCACATCCCGAGCACGGTGACGAACCCGTCCGACAAGCGGGCCGCGACGAGGCCGGTCGCGTCCTCCGACTTCGAGCAGTCCAGGAACATCGCGATCTGGTCGTCGTCCGCGAGGGACGCATCGACCGCGAGGGTGTCGAAGCTGCGCGGGTCGATCCACGCGTCCTCGGCGGCGGCCAGCCCGTTCAGGTAGTAGCGGATGCTGTCGGCCAGCGATGTCCGCGGGTCGAGGATCTCGTCGGACAGTCGCTCAAGGTCGGCCCACGGCGCGTCGCCGTATGCCTGCTCGAGCGCCCGCGTCCGCTGCGCGTCGTCGGTGAGGTCCGTCGCCGGGTCAGCCTCGATCGAGTCGTACAGGATGTCCTGCCGCTTCGCCTTGCCGGCGGCCTGCTTCTGCCACGCCTCGTAGGTCCGTTCGGCCTCGGAGTCCATGCCCTGCTGGTGGGCGTTGGTCATCTCGCAGATCCGGGCCTGCAGCGTCGCGGGCGACTTCCCGACGTTGCGGCGCGCCACCGCGGCGACCTTGTGCCCGCCTGAGCTCTCGGTCATGTGGTGCGACTCGTTGAGCAGGATGAACGTCGCGGGGTCACCCTCGGACGACTTCTCCGACGCGGTCAGCACCTCCATGCGTCCCCCGTCGCGGAGGATCGTGCGCGTCTCGCCGCAGTCGATGCCGTAGTAGTCCCGGGCCTCGCCACTGAACATCGCGTTCGCGATGCGCAGCGTGTCCTTCGACTGCGCCTCGGAGTTCGACGCGACCTGGACGAGCGGCAGCATGTGCCGCATCCCCGCCCACTGGCGCGCCTCGTCGTCCCACACGAGCTGGGAGCGTCCGACGAGCTCGATGTTCAGCAGCGACGCGCCGAACGGGTCCTTCCCGGTGCCCTTCGCGCCGCGCTTCACCCCGGACCGGTACACCCAGCGACCGCGCTGCGGGTCGTAGGCGTACCAGAGGATCAGGAACCGCTTCTGCCCCGGCGTGAACCGCCACGGCCGTCCCGTCAGGTAGTCGCTCAAACCGGGCTCGTCGGTGCGGCCCTCGGCCCACTCGATCAGCGCCGGCCCGAGCGAGTTCCGCACCAGCTGCAGCTTCTCGTCCGGGTCGTCCGGCCACGGCGCCGACACCCACGCCCCGGTGCCCGGGTCCACCCGGTACCCGGGCGGGAGCACCAGGTCGTCAGAGGTTGCGGTAGTCGTCAAGGCGCGAGACCCCGGCCGGTTCACCGTCGCCCACGGCGGTCCGCGGCCGAGACGACGTGTCGATCTCCCACATGAGGCGGCGCATCGCCATCGGGGTCAGGCCGAGCCGGTCCTCGAGCTGCCGGGCCTCGCCGAGCATCGCCGCGGTCGCCTGCGGGCCCTCGCAGATGTGCAGGACCTGCGCATACCGCGCCACGACCCGCGTCCACCCGAGCTCCTCCCAGGCCTCGGCCTGCGGGCTCGCCCAGAGCTGCGCCCAGATCGCGCGGACCGCGGCCTTCGACCGGCCACCGAGCGGCCACGGCGGCGGCTCGCCCTCACGTCCGCCCGCGGGCAGCTTCCGCCAGTCGGGGCGTGCATTCGTCCGGCGCACTTCACGCTGCGGCGCAGGTCCGGGCATATGCAATCACCTCGTTCCGGGGTTTCTCAGAACCTGGGAACCCGTAGACACTGGCAGCCCCTATGCCCTTCGGG